CCACCTATCAGGTGGTCTACAACGGGAACATAGCCGTCCCGGAAGGTGGGACGGTTGGCCCGATTGCCGTGGCCGTGACTGTGAATGGCGAGCCAAGACTGACAAGCAGGGCGATCTTTGTCCCCGCTGCCGTTGATACCTATGGCAATGTAACAAGCACGGCGATCATCAAGGTGCCCAAGGGATGCTGCTTCTCCCTGTCCGTGGAGAGCGTGCCCGCAACTTCCGACCCGACCGCGACACCCGTGCCGGTGATTGAAGTGCAAAATAGCAACCTTGTGATCTCGCGGCTTGCATAGCTTGAAGGAAGGAGGATAAACCGTGGATTATATGAACGATCTCCATGAACTGTGTGAAACCATCATGCGTGAAGTCGCGGACGCGAACGACAAAATCCGCGAGGCGGGTGGCCGTCTGACTTCTGGCGATGTTGACTACATCGACAAGGTCACGCACACGCTCAAGTCAATCAAAAGCACTATCGCCCTGATGGAAAATGAGGGCGGCAGCTACGACAGCGGTAGCTACAACGACAGCTATGACCGTGGCAGCTACAGGTATTCCCGCAACGACAACGGCTCCTATGGCCGTGGTCGCGGACGCTATGCCAACCGCGACAGCATGGGCCGCTATTCCAGCCATGGGTATTCCCGCGACGATGGCATGGTGGAAAAGCTGCGTGAATTGATGCAGGACGCGCCCAACGAGCAAGTGCGTCAGGACTTCCAGCGTCTGATACAGAAGATGGAACAGGACTGATACCCCTGTAAGCCCCCAGAATGGCCTTTGTAAGCCCGCACAACGGCGAAGTAAAGAAACACTCATGGCGATACCGCAAACGGCTTAAAAGGGCATTTCTGAGGCAATGAAAAGGCCCGCGTGGACAACACCGCGCGGGCTGATTTTATGTGGTGTGTACGAGTGCTTGCATAAAGGCTGATTGAAGCGAGGCAAGCACTTCTTGTGCGCCTTGATGACCGAAGAACTCCTGACGCATGGATATGATATCGTAGCGCCGATGAAAGTATTCCTTGTTTTCGGAGAGTTTTGTCGGGGAATAATCGCATTTGAACTCCCGGCAGATTCCCGGTCTTACTGGGTAGATCGTACAGACGCGATGGACGTTGTCCCGGAACGGGCAAGTCACATCGAAATCAGCCTGTAGCACAACGTTCTTGTGCTCTTTGATATTGTGCTGTTTGACGAATCGGTGAATTCTGCGCACGTCCTCCGGGCTTACAGGCAGAAAGTCCGAGCAGCACTCGCCGCAGTTTGAACATTCACCATTATAGGTATGATCAGTAACTCCGGCAGCGTCTCGAAGCATATTGTCAATGGTTCCAAACATAGAATCCTCCTATAATGGTTTGCTTGTTTTACAGGGCTTGCCAGCGCAGTAATCGCAATCACAATCGTTTAATTCATGCAGCCACCCAAACCCGTCTCGCCAATAACATATTCGTTATCTATAGGATGCATTGCGTCAAACGGCGTTTTGGCAGCAGTTTCGCCACAAGAATAATACACAAAAGCACCGCCATTGACAATGCGCTTTATTTTGCCGATTTGATAGGTGCTGCCATTGCAGTAGATGATTAACTGACCTTCTTTGAATTGTTTCATGTTATTTCACCTCATTCTCTTATGCGCGGTTAATCACCGCAAGTACGTCCATCCAATTCTCACACTTCGAAAAAGCGGTTTCGTTTGCTGCGGCAATGAAGGAAATCCATCTGCACACGATGGCGTCAATCTGCTCGTACTTGGTTTTGCCGGTCAATGTGGCAATCGTTCCGCTGCTCAAGTGGGTCATCGCATACATGGCCTGATTCTTCGTCATACAGATTCCTTTCTGCCAGCCTATAATGCCAACTGGCGGGTGGTTGGTTAAACCACAATGATACTACAATACTTATCAAGGGTTTTCAATTCTTTCTTCGCTTCGGTTTTGTTATTGAAAACCTTTGCATTGCTTCTGTTGCCAAATTCGACAAATAAGCCGCGATGAATAAAATAGCCAACTACAGTCTGCCCGTTTGTATATGTGACTTGTCGTTGAATGATGTATTTCCTTCTTGCCTTTGCCATGATCTCACCTCCTTCTGTCCTTCACGATTTGCTTTGCAACCGTCTTGAGTTCGTCCAGCGTGTCCTCATGGATGGTATGCTCGGCAAAATAGTCCTTGATGTGCCACCCTTCCCGAATCATTACCCAGTAACCGTCATCATCAAACCAACAGTCGTGCACAGCTTCCCGCTTTCTTGCCGGGATGTATGTAAGAATTCTGTTATCCATACAGGCTCCTTTCTGCCGTGGTTTAACCGCCACGGCCTGGTTTGTTTTGTTTAGTACCTTTCGCAAATCCAAGCGGCAACCTGACCCAGATTACTAAATTCCGTGCCGTACAACTCGCTGCCATTTATAACAAGTTTGTGCGCGTCCCATTCGGGCTGTTCCATTGGCCCATAGCCAAGTCGAATGATCCTGATAACGTCGCCCGTCTTCTTGATCGTTACCTCGCACCAGCGCCCGCAATTTGCGATTTCCCGCCTTGCAAGTGCCTCTTCAACAGCGGCAATGCGCTTATTATACTTCATTGTTTTTACCTCCCCTTGCTTTTTACAGTCATAGTATACCACAAAAGTGTAGCAATGTCAAGCTAAGAAAGAGAAAAAAATTCTCCCGACCATCGGGAGAATTTTTGTTTGTCGGTTTTACCACTGGTAGGCTTCAATCGCCTTTTCCAGTTCACCCTCGCCGCTTTCGGCAAGCGGGATAAAGCGGAGTACCTTTTCAGACCACCCGGAAATCAGGTTTGTCTTCGGGCCATTGAACTGCTGTGTGCCATAGCCCATCAGGTCAATGGCATGAACCCAGATGTCGTTCCCGGTTGTGCGCCGATACTCGCTGGCGAGTGACTGTATAGTCTTGCTGGCGTACCACGAATAACCGCTGTTGCACTCGTTGTCGCTGATGATGATGACGCGGTCTGCATTGACCTTATAGTGCATCATTTCCTCGAATGGCAACCCCATATTGGTGCCGCCACCAGCGTGGGCCTTGTTGACGCATGTGTGCAGGATGGCCTCGTGCCCGGATATGGTGTACTTGGAAATACGGGTGTCGAAGGTATAGAAGATGCTGTCGCCGCAAATTCTGTTCGCGATAAGGCCCAGCATCATACCGATCTCGACGCATTCCACGTCAGACTTGTCGCTGACATTGCTGCCCATAGAGCCGGACGTATCAACTGCAATGACGGTTGTCCCCGCCAGCTTCGGCATGTTGATGATGGAAGCCTCAACGGCATTTTCAAGCGCGTCAATGGCACGGCTGCCAACGTTCGGCAATCTATGGATTGCCTTATAGGCGGACAGGAAACGGAATGGGAGTTGCTTGGACTTGCGCACTGCTTCCGGGTTCTCGATCAGTGCCCAAACCTTCTCGATGTTGCGCGGGTTTGCTTCGACGATATTGCGCAGGTTGCGCAGTACAGCCATATAGCCCACCTTTCCACTGTCGATCAGGTTCTCCCATGTCGCCCGATTGTTGCCATTGGCAGACAGTTCAGTTTCCCATGTGAAGGGTGTGGCCAGCTTACCCTCAAGGAGCCGCTTCCACATTTCGGACTGTGCCGCATCCTTTGGGGCAGGATGGCACAGGCAGACCAGATCGCGCATCTTAACGGCCTTCCCGTCGCCCTTGTACTTGGCAAGGGTGTACTCGTCGAAGCCCGTAAAAACGGCGTTGATCCCCTTGCGAACGCTGTTCGGGATGGGGCGACCGAAGGTGTTCAGATAGAACGCCATTAGTTCAGTCGCATCATCGCCGCGCAAGCAGATACCCCGAATGGTGTCCTTCACGTAGGGCTTGCCCTCGACCTCATGGGCCAGATAGCCGGTCAGTACGTGGGCGACTGTGCGCATGTTGAACTCCCTGCGGGCGAACACCGCCAGCTTGGAAACGAACGCAGGATCGGTGCGAATGACTTCCTGAAGCGTGGCGATCAGTTCCTTGGTGTTGTCACCATAGAACTTTTGTTCGTTGATGAAGCTGGTCAGTACTTGCGATACAAGCTTTGCCTTGGGCTTCATGCTGTAGGCGACATGTCCGCTACGGTTGGTCGTCTTGATGGTTGTTGCTGCGTTGAACTTTGACATGGTAATACCTCCTATCAATTCCACATTTGTGGATAAATATCTGGAGCCGAAGCAGGGAATCGAACCCTGAACAAAGGTTTACAAAACCCACGTTTTACCGTTAAACTACTCCGGCAGGATAGTCCCCCTTTAACGTGTGCTTCGCTGGCACTTCCACGCACGCAGGGGGACGGCCATGCTTCCATGCGCCTTGGCTTATAGCCGCTGCCAAACGGCAGGAGGAAAACCGCCCAGAAGGGCGTGGAGCAAACGGCGGGACTTGAACCCGTACTGTCGGTTTGGAAGACCGAAGTGCTGCCATTACACCACGTCTGCATGATAGCCCACCTTTGACGTATGTAGCGATACGCAGGTGGGCGGCTGTCCCGATGGAGGACGGAACACGCCTCGGCTTATAGCCTAACCTGACGACGATCAGGAGGATTGCCCGTTATGGGCTGGGGCCGCCAGCAGGAATCGAACCTGCAATCCCCGGTTTACGAAACCGATGCCATGCCGTTGGGCTATGGCGGCGTGGTAGCCCGCCTTTGATTGCCCCGGCAATCCACACAGTGACAACAGGCGGGCAGCTATGGAGACGAAAGGAAGACCCCATACGCTTCGGCTTATAGCCTTTGAGGTGATCCATCATCAATGCCCAATGATGGAAGTGGTGCACCCGGTTGGAATCGAACCAACGATACATGGATTAAAAATCCATTGCCATACCACTTGGCTACGGGTGCATGGTGACGGGTTGCCTTGTGCCGGGAACTTTTGCGCTGGCTTTTACCTTCGCAAACGTAGACACGTGATACGGGATGCGAAAGACCCGGCCCCGTCTGGCGGTAGATCAGGGATTCGAACCCCGGACTTCACGGTTAACAGCCGCGCGCTCTTCCACTGAGCTAATCTACCAAATGGTGGGCAGGGAAGGACTCGAACCTTCGATGTTTCTTGCGTGGTGGGTTTACAGCCCACTGCAATCGCCGCTATGCATACCTACCCATGATAATTATATTGCTACAGAATACTTGCTTACATTAAGTCTATCATGCCTTGTAGATTTAGAAAGTTCAGTTCTTAGCGCCAAGCTGTTTTTATTCCCGATTTTCCTTATATCATCCACAGGAATTAAAAACAAATTCTGGTCTTTGTCAACGCAAAACAGATAATCCAGAGGATGTTCTGTAACCACATCATACTTGCTTCCACGCGTTCCACCGCAACTTTTTAGTGGAATGACGTTTTGCTTGCTTCCGGTTGCCTTACATTGTACCGTATAAAACTTCCCGTCTTTTTCGGCAACAAAGTCGTACCATTGTGTGTCGTTAAGTGGAACACTGACTGTATACCCATTTGCGCCAAAATAGGCGACCCCTAACGACATACCGGCCCTACCCTTGTTTTTGTTTGAATCGAATAACATATTGCTCCTTTAAAATGGTGGGGACGCAGGGAGTCGAACCCTGAACATACTGGGTTTGAGCCAGTCGCGTCTGCCGATTGCACCACGTCCCCAAATTGGTGCCGGGGAATGGACTCGAACCATCAACATCTGCGCCCTTAACGCAGCGCCTCTGCCCGGTTGGGCTACCCCGGCAAAAAACTCCTTGTCTTTCGTTCTGGCTACATATTACCACATAATTGTCTCAAAGTCAAGCTAATTGTCGGCTAACAGTCATTGGTAGCGGCACCGGGAATCGAACCCGGAGGGTGCAGATTTTAAGTCTGATGCGTCTGCCCGTTGCGCCATGCCGCCAAATTGGCAGGGGCAGTAGGTGTCGAACCTACGCCAACGGCGTCAAAGGCCGTTGTGATACCGTTTCACTATGCCCCTATGATGGCGGGAAGTACAGGATTCGAACCTGTGGCTCGTAGATACGGGCGACGGCTTAGCAAGCCGCTGGTATAAACCGCTCACCCAACTTCCCATGTAAAGCCGGTCTTTCCCGGCTGCCATACGTTCTTTACTCGTTTATGCAGAAGGTTTGAACGTAGAAGCGCACTGCTCTGCTGGCGCAAGCGGTAGGATTTGAACCCACGGACCTTTCGGCCTTCTGTTTTCAGGACAGATGTCATAAGCCTCTCGACCACGCTTGCATGTTAAACCCTATTTGATTTTGTTCTGCTTTCAATCCATACTTCTTACAACTTTGTCAAATGAATAATCTGATGCGTATTCAACGCCTACGCTTTGTTTTGTTGGTTTGACCCGCAAACTCTTGGAAGTAAATCCGTTTTTGCTTGCCGGGTACAGGTAGTATTCACCTTCATGTTCCGTCATAAAGTAATCTATCTCTTTGTTTGTGTACTTCATCCGTTTGTTACTTTTGCCGGTGGCATGTTGGCTATATCCGTTGAATTCAAAACGTGAATGCTCGTCGTTTACCCACCTTGAACTCTTTACTTGAATCCTATATAGCGAATTGCCTGTATCAAGGATAAAATCATACCTCGCATTATTAAATAACGGCTTCGACACAATAAACCCGGATTCTATACACTTCATAAAGCATCTGTGTTCTGTCATATTCCCTTGAGATTGAACGTCCATGTTTCCTCCATTCAAGACCGCCGCCTTAGACCTCTCGGCCAGCTTCCCATGGTAGCCCGCCTTCAATGAATCGCTTCACAGGCGGGCGCGTGTCCACTGCAAAGCAGCGTAGACGCTTCCCTTATAGGAGACGAAAGGAGAGCCGTCATGATGGGAACCGAAAAGCCATCAGACAGCCATGGGTGCGGGGATGGGATTTGAACCCACGACATCCAGCTTATGAGACTGGCTTGCTACCACTGCAACACCCCGCATCATATCCATTGATGTTCGCGGTACGGGCTTATCGCCCAGAAGGTACTGCCTCCTTGCCTGTGCACGGGACAAGTGCCACCCGTATCGCGCCCCGGTATCTTTTGGGCGGGTATCAACCGGTATAGCCTCGCTCGTGTTGGACAAATCCAGTTGTGTACATTCTTCTGTCCCCTTTCGACGGCGTTCCTTTGTTGCGCTCAAATGCAGCTATGCGGTGCCGCCGCCCGTTTTGCTGCTGGTCGGGATGACAGGAATTGAACCTGCGGCCCCATGCTCCCAAAGCACGTGCGCTACCAAGCTGCGCCACATCCCGATAGAAAAAGGCAAACGCGATGAATTCATAGTCGGTGTTAGCCGGATTGATTAAAAGTCAATTGCGAAGGAACCGAATACTGCAATGCGCGTTTGCCCGCTGGTGAACACCCGTGACCGGTGTAGGTGCTACGTGATCACTGTAGCCCTCGTTGCCTACGTGGTGTTCGGAACGTTCCCCGTCACGGCTCGTCGCGATGCGGCCCACACGGTGGCAACGTTTAGCGTGAAGCAGATAAAGGCAATTCAGGTCATTTTAGCGCTCTACCCACTGAGCTACTTAACTATGGCATAAGGGCCTGTGCCCTCATAATTAAGGCTGGACTTGAACCAACGACCTCTCGCTTGACAGGCGAAGTAACCCAAATCTACAATGCTGCTTCATTGGAAAGATCGGATAAAAACGTCTGCGGTTATGCCCAGAAGGGCAATTGCCGATTCGAACGGCCAAATTTGATACTGTCAAATTTTTCATCCTCGAAGTAACCGCATCCTACAATTCCGACCCTTGGTATAACAAGCGAATGAAAACGGCAACGGTTTCTGATTGACCTTACGGAACTTGCCCTTGTCGGTCTCGTCGCGGCGATACGCTCGGCGCCAGCGTGTAACGATATGCTCGTCACCAGCATGGAGTGCCTTTTAGAGGCGTGTGGCGATTTAACGCTCGTCACCGGCGCTTTGCCGTACAAGGACGGCAATTCACATTATATCTTCGAAGTAACCGCTGTCTGCAATGTCGCTTATTACTTATATGACAAACGGATGAAAACGGTGCCTGTATTGTGCGCCTTGCACGCAAATGGATAACCATCTGCATCAGAATCGAACTGATCAACTTTTCATTTTCAATAACGAAGTAACAGGCATCTACAATGCCGTTTGTTTTCAATTTTCAAGGTGCTGTGACGGATGAAATCGACCCGGAACATTACGGTGCTCTATCCGGCTGAGCTACCACTCGATGGTCGAGTGGGCTGGATTCGAACCAGCGACCCCCGGCTCCAAAAGCGAAGTAACCGAAATCTGCAATGCCGTCGTGCATCGCTTGATGCAAATACAGATTACATCATTTTAGTTGCAAAGTCAAGTTAACACTTAGCTAAGTGTTCTGGCATAACGTCGTAACGCGTTGGTTTGACGTACAGTGCCAAACGCCCGGAAATGGGCCTGTAAGGGGTGATTTCAGCGCCTGGCACCAGTGTAGCGGGAACGACATATCAGCAGCCTGTCTGGGCTTGTGGCGGCACAGGCAACGCCCATGATGTTACTCATGAGCCTTTCACGATTTCAAAGTGAATGTGCTCAAAGATCAAGCTGGTTCCCTTTGAATAATCGCCGGTCAAGGTGGATTCAAAGCCCATCCAGTCCCCGCGCTTGCAGGTGTGGCCTTTGAACTGGTGATCGGTGATGCAGCGGGTAATATAGTCCGGGTGTTCCCGGGCAAGCTTGTAGAACTTTGATTCGGGTATGTATATCAATTCGATTCCCCCTTACTCGGCGTAGCTGAGTATCTGCCAGAAATTGTCCTTGGCGTGCAGCTTGTCGACGAAACGCAGCATGGCCTCTTCGGTTTTGAAGCGCTTGCGCAGCGTAACGATACGGTCGCTGTGGTTGAACTCCTGCCATATGACTTCAAACATTTTTTATGCCCCCTTTCGCTTATTGCGCAATTGCCCAAGCAATGGCGTGTCCGTCGTCTTCGAATTCGACCTCGCTGACAGCCCGAAGCACGATGGGGGCATCGCAGTTATGGTCATCGCTTGCAAATTCGTAGGTCGCACCATAGTAGCGGGGCTGGTTTTTGCCCTTGTAGTAATACCCGGCGAGAACGACCTTGTTGCCAAAGGTCAAGACCCGGCTCCAGTTGCCTTCAATGTCTTCCTTCGTGCTGTTTTCAGGCAGCCAGAACAGATTCATTCCTTCGTTGAGTGTCATTGTGGTATCCCCTTTCGTTTTGTTTTCCCTTGATCTGGTTTGATAATACCACAAATTCGCGGCAAAGTCAAGTGTAGTTTGTGCTAAATTGGCATAGAAAACACACCCTGAAAAAATCAAGGTGTGTTTGTCATTTGTCTTCAATGAGCGTTGACCAGTCGACGTTCAGGGCTTCCCCGATTCGCTTGAGGTCTTCGGCTTTGATCCTGTGTATACCGTATTCCCAGCGCTGGTACTGGTGGATGTGAACACCCAGCATATCGGCAAGGCCCTGTTGCGTAAGTCCCGCAGCCATACGGGCGCGTGCGATTTTAGTAGTGCAGTTGCTGTGTGGGCCTATACGGTTTACAGCGCCAACTTCTTCGCAGCCGGATACGCCCGGTGTGCGCCCAATCCATTCGGTGAACTTAGGCAGATCTTGGCCTTGAACTTTAGCCAAGAATTCAATGCCGGATTGCAGTTTGACGCCCATCATATGATATCGTTTCATGCTTTACCCCCTTTCTGTTGCAATGATACCTCGTTGTGCTGTTAAATGTCAAGCTGTTTTTGTGGAATTATCATGTCTACGGCTTTGGCAGCCTTCGCGGCAGCGGATACGATCATGCGCTTGTCGTTTCTAAGGGCATTGATCCAGTTTTGGATATAGGCCGCATTGTTTTGTACGGTGTCTTCCGTTTCAATCCCAAGCATGTACAGAATGGACGCGCTGCCCAATTCTGCGACGAGTTCTTCCTTGCTGTAGGATTCGCTCCCAAACATGGCTGCGGTGGTAGCGAAGCGGTTCAACCGGGTGGCGTGACCTGTAGAATGGGTCAGTTCGTGGAAAGCCGTGCCGTAGTACACCGGCTCACCTGTAAAACGTTCGCGCGGCGGCAATACGACCTTGTCTGCTGATGGCGAATAAAATGCACGGCCCTGATTGGCATGTTCAAAGCCAATGCCAGACCGGGCGACATAGTCGTCAATGACGGCTTCGGCCTGCTTGATCGGGTCAAAATCGCGAACGACATCGGTGTAGTGCTTGGGTTCAAGTCCCTCGCAATCGTCGATGTGAAACACATTAGAATACTGGAGGTATGGTATCTGGTCGAACACAGGGTTACCTTCCGCGTTGATAACTGCGTGTCCTTCGGCGTTCATGCGTGGCTTGTCCAGCATCTTCCAGAATACGACGATCTTTGACTTTGCGCCTTTTTTGACTGTGCCACCTTCCTTCTTGCATTGCATGAAAGTCAGGTATTCTCCCGGTTTCCCCAGCAAAAGTTGATTCAATAGGCTATAAGGCTCGCCGGTTGTACGCTTGACGGCCAAGCGCCCTGCGCCTGTCCATGGACGCTTCCACGGGATGATTCCGTCTTCAAGCATACCGATGATGCGGTCAGTAACCATGCTATAAACATCAACGGCCATGACATGTCCTCCTTTCGATTGAACGCCCAGATCAGGCGATTTCTTTTATTTCTTTGGCGTTGTTCCCGAAATAGTTCCTGACCCAAATACGGGCCAATTTGTCGATGTCGGTTGTGCCTGAATAGCGAACGTCGATGTAGTGGATGCAGTTGTCGTGCTCGACGTTCATGTAGTACCCGTTTCCATAGTAATCGCGGGTTTCGGGCGGCACAAGGGTAAACTTGATGTTCGCCTTGAACTTGGTGCCCCGCCTTTCACCGATCACGGCAAGGGTTAGTTTCGTTTTAATGGGACGCATGGCGTATTCCCCCCCCCCTTCTTAGTAAGCCCTTGCAGGGTTTATGGCCCTGCGCATTTCGAGGAATCGACGGTAATAGGTGCCGCGCTCCCTTTTGCGCATGTAGTTCATGGACTTTGTGTATGCGGCATGGAAACGCGCGGGGTCGTTGTCCTCAATCGCCGCGTCCATTTCGTCGCGCAACTTCTGGGCGAACTTGGCCTTACGGGCCTTTTCCTTTTCCCAGCTTTCGCTGACCGGCTTTTTGCCGATGGACTTGTTGGCGATGATGCCCGCTGCTGCCAGAAAAGCGGCTTGCGTGATCTTGCCTTCTTCCAACATGCGGTGATTTGCGGCGTTTGTGGCCTCGATGCCCTCAATGTCCAGCATCCACTTGATCGCGGTGGTGTAATCCTTCACGGTACCCTTCATGGTAATGCCTCCTTGCTTTTCTTGATCTAAGAAGATGATACCACAAAAACGTAGCAATGTCAAGTTAAAATGTAGCTAAGTGTTGGCCTTGCGTTCGCCGCATGCACAGTAGAAGTCACCCGGCAGATATAGGGCATAGCCGTAATCGCCCTCGTCGTCCGGCATGGATATCCGGTCGCAGTATTTGACCTCGCCGCCATAGGTCATGTGCGCGTACACGCAATCGCGGCACCGAACGACATCAATCCGGTCGTTTGTGTATATAACGTTTTGCATTATTCCACCTCCTTGATTAAGCGCAGGATATAATCCTTGCGCTGAATGACATCGACCCATTCTTTTGGGATTTGGTCGTATCCGTAGTACAGACCCGCAAGCCCACCGGCAATAGCAGCGATTGAATCCGTGTCCCCGCCAAGGTTTACCAGCGTAAGCAAGGCTTCGTCAAAGGCATTTGTGGTAACAAGACCCCATACTGCGGCTTCAAGCGAGTCCACGACATAGCCGGAAGTCCGTACGTCCTGTACGCTGGTTTTGCTCCATTTGTGTAGATCGCGCAACCGTCTGAAGTAATGCAGTGCCTTGTCGTATCCGCGCAATTCGTAGTAGGCCCAGCCGACATTCATACCTATCTGCAAGCGTTCAAGCAGGCTGCCGTCCATGAGCCGAATTGATTCTGCCATGAAGTAGTACAGTCCACATGCGACCTTGGCGATGCTGTGGGCGTGCGTCAATGCACTGGCGGCGTGGATGGTTTCGATGGCTTCATCCAGCGGCACATTGCGAGAAATACAGTACAGTACAACAGGCATGATGCGCATAAGGCTGCCGTTTCCATTGTTGGACATTTCCCGGCCACCACAGGCAAAGGCGTTGTGTGTGGCCTTATAGGCATTGATCGACGTCATAGTGCCACGCCCAATGTCAAATGCAAAGCCGAATGGCGTGAACTTCCCGGCATCCAGCCAATCCACGAAGTTCTTCATGATGTCCGTGCATAGCACTTTCCCGCAGCGCCCGATACTGTCCATGGTGGCAAGTGTCAAGGCGCTGTCGTCCGTCCATGTCCCTACTGGCATATCGAAGACCCCATGCCCGCGCATACCCGTAACAGGGTGTGTAGCAACTGTGGCACGGTTTTCGAACTGAACGGGACAGCCAAGGGCATCGCCGACAACAACGCCCATGATACCAGATTTCCAAATATTGTTCATTCCAAGACCTCCTTGTCTTCGTCGTATCGTGAACGGCAATAAGCCTTTGCCTTTTCCAAAGCCGCATTCAGCGGTGTGGTGTCAATCCTGAAATCCTCATACCCCTTGAGTACAGACTGGTAATAGTCCTGCGTTGGCGGCATAAGTGGCGCTGGTATGAAACGCATGATGTATACCATTGCATCAACCTTTTTCAGGCGGCCTGTAAATGCATGCACCCAGACAGTCAATGTCTTCTTCGTATAGTAGTCTGGATAGCCTTCATAGCGGTCAAGTGCCTGTTCGTCGGCGTCCGTGATCTCCCAGACAACAGCCGGAACCTGACAGGTGAAGCAGCGTTCGATGTTCAGGTGCATGTGGAACGCAAGCGTCCAGTCTTCCAATACCGTAGTGCCGACCGGGATGGCGTTTGGGCAGCGAACGGACATGTGATCGATGTTCAGGTTACTGCCATAAGCGATATAGTATTTCATTTACACGTTCTTCCTTTCCACCACGAAAAGCCCGTCTGTGTTTTCGGTTTCGCCGATTACATAGACTTCAGCCCCTTCGAAGTCTTCATCGTCAAGCATGACTTCCCCGTTTTGCCAAGCATCAGATACGCGGTGGTGAGCAATGGTAGAAGAATCAGCTTCGACGGCAACTATGCGTCGTCTGGTTTCGGTAACTGCGACTTTGTAAAGCATTGCATAACCCCTTTCATAAAAAGTGGGGTAACAGCCCGTTACCCCACCCGGTCGGCAGGTCTTAGGCGACGTGGTCGCGCCATGCGCTGTTGCCCTTCATGTTCCGGAGCAGCAGGTCGCGGGCGGTTTCGAACTCTTCTCCGATGAATCCCAGCCGAAGCATCCAGCAGCGCATGGCGTACTTTTCGTTTTCGGTCTGCTGTGGCTTCGGGCTGGCATACTTGACCTCCTTGGCCATTTCGCTCATTGCCAGACACAGCTGGATGTAAGCCTTCAGCTTTCCGGCATGCAAGCCGCCCTTGGATTCGGCGGTTTCTTCGTCGAACTGGAACAGCCTGAATTCGACCGTAGGCTTTGCGTGGTCATGGGAACCAAGTATCCATGCCATGCCGGGGTGCAGGTTCAGCATATGGTAGCGGGTATCGTTGTAGTGGCTTGTGCGACGGAAACCGCTGGAATAGCCCTGCGACGAATACCAGATGTCGGCCATTTCGCGCATGGTCTGGGGCTTCTTCTGGTTAACAGTCTTCAGGAAAGTCGGGTTGATCACGCGGCAGTAGGAGGAGGTGCGATAGTGGCTGATGCCGATGGCACGGCCGATCTGGCTTTCATGGGCGGCCATGATGTTGACCAGATTGCGTAGGGTACGGGCGTCGTGATTCCGACCGTCAAGGCCATTCAGGCCGACGTGAACGTGAACCCCGCAACCGCGCGACGGGCAGCTTTTCGCCCCGGCCTTGCGCAGCGTGCGAATCAGCCCCTGCAGCATTTCCATGTCCCCGTACTGCAGAATCGGGGTGACGAGTTCGCACTTCTCGTCGTCCGGGCCGTGAATGGAACTGTCGCGGCAGAACATCCATTCGCGCCCGGTTTGATCGTAGGCGCTCCACGTCATGTAGCCGTTCCTTGCGGCGGTATACTCGAAGCGTCCGGTTCCGAAGAACTTGGCGGCGATTTCTGCGGCCTTCTGGCGGGTGATGTTGTTCATCTCGACCTCCGTGCCGAAGGTCTGCTGCTTCATGGCGGCAATCTGGGCTGCAGTGTTTTCTCTCATTGTGGTGACCACCTTTCTTTGATTTGTTGAGAACAGTATACCACGAAAGTGCGGCAAAGTCCACTAAGCAATGACTAAAAAGGTGTGTCATAATTATGTCTGTATTCGACCCGCATTGTAGCATACGGCGAACCGTACACGCAACAGGTGGCTATAATAAATAGATGCCGTGTAGGCCCTGGAATCGCCCCCGTGACGGGCTTTGCATGTAAACGCGACATGTTTATAAGCCCCGTACGATGGGTGCCTGTAGCGGGCTGTACGGGGCTTGTGCGCGGTCACAATAACGGGCTGATGGTGTCTTCCAGTTTCGCGACAAGATCACCAAGCAAACCAGCGATAACGGCGATGTGCTTGTATTCGCCCCTGATGGCATCGATCTTATCGCGGGTCGGATAGTCCAGATCAGGCGAATCGAAATACGCCTGTAGGTCGGCAAGTAAACACTGTGCTTTGTCCAAGTCCCACTTGATGCTGCCGAAGACGTCCTCGTAGTCTACCTTGATTTCCTTTGCCATAATAATGCCTCCCTTTTGATCTTTTGATGGTGCCGCGCCGGGGCGATTGTGCGCGGCAGTAGACGGAATAAAGCCCCTTTCTGCCCTAACGCATTATTACAGACATGGTGTGAAGCATGTGGAGCAGTATGTAGGCTTTTTCCGCGCTTTATATCCTCTTGACGACATCCACCCCGTACACAACATTCAGGCCGCAGCCGTTATCCCACTTCATCAGCAGGCTACCGACGTCATCGACGCCCATGACTGTGCCCTGTGTGCCTATTGGCGGCGCATGTGGATCGTCCATCTGTACCAGTTCCACGCGGCAACCGACAGGGAACTGATGGCGCAAGGTGTTGATTTCAAAGCTGGATGGGTAATTGGTCATGATACTACCTCCTTACAGGTCGTAGTTCAGGAAAGAATCAATCGGATCGCTGATTCCTTCCTTGGCAAAGCGTGTCATGTGGGCAATGCCGCGTCGCACATGGTTAGTATATGCACGATTCGGCGGGATAGACCCCATGTCCATGTCATCATAGGTTCTTCTGCCCGTGGTATAGCAAAGGTCGGCGATGGTAGCCTCAACCTCATCTGTGTTCATTGCGCTCCTGCCTTTCGATTTCTTTTTGCCGCGCAGCATTGTTGGCAACGATGTCATCGAACCATCGGTCGTTCATCACGATCTTGAATATGGCCAGTTTGTTGACGTCCAAACCGTCCAGCGAGAAAGCCAAGAAGTGTAGATCGTCCTTATAGGCGTTGCTCCCGGTCAGCCCGTAGTAGGCGTTCATTTCTGCGCCCGTAAACATAGCCCATTCCCGGATTGTGCCGATGCATGATTCGTTGAGCATGTTTTGATAGCCGGTTTTCCATTTGTTCAGGTCGCCGCCTGCGCCAGTGATGGTATACCACGAACCAGATTCCAGCAATTCAAAGTTGATCATTTAAACATCCTCCTTCCGTTTGTTCAACGTTCCAATGGCTTATCACGCAGCACTTCTGCCACAATTCTATTGTGTGTCGCATCTTCGACATTGTAGTCGGCCATTCGCGCGTAGTAATGGTACCCTTCAAGGCTGTAGGCGCTGGCGTACTTCTTGAAGATTTCATTCACGCGGCAGTACCACACAGCCCCAATGCCCGACTTTGGAGTCAGCTTACAGCGCATCATGGTTGCGTTTTTCATGCCTACGCCTCCAGTTGGTTAGCGCCACTTGCCGTCGAAGGTTTCATCGCTGCTGCCATCGCGGTAGTAGGTATTGATGCGATTCCAGCCATTGTCCTGCATGGTGGAAACCACGATGCGGTCATGGTAGATCGAAATGAATACGGTCTCGCCGTTCTCGTTGACACCCGGATACATCGTCTTGCTGTCGCCGTGTTTGTCCATGATGTCCTTCATTTCAGCCAGATCAAAGGGGTTGAAGTTCAGCGGATTTTCCATAAAACAATCCTTTCTGCCCACGCACCATGCCCGTGGGCGGGTGGTCGATGCGGCGTTATTCTTCTGGCAGCCCTGCGAGTTTACAGACGGCCTCTTTGAGTGTCGGATAGTCGCTGTACACCTTTTCGGTCTTGATGTCGATGAAGGTTTTAGCGGCCTTGTAGCGTCTGGCCTGACAGTTGGAAATGCTGTCCCCGTTGAATTCAGCGCCGCTGATGTTGCCAGTCTTGTAGTAGCTGCACACCAAGCCAAGCTGCGTGGCATTGATATACAAGCGGTCGAGGTTGCCCTTTGTCCAGCGGGAAAATCCCTTGCCGGTCAGTTCGGCGATCTTCTTCTCGTCAAGCATGTTTATCTCCCTTCCTTGTCATAGCATTCCCTGACCATGTTTGTGATATATTGATGGTCAATGGACTTGGTATCAGAAATGGGCTTGAACCCAAATTTGCCATAGAACTTTTGTAGAAACTGCACATCAGTCCCCAGCTTGTCACATGCGTACAGGTACAGCTTTCTGTCCCCATATTCGTTGATGATGCGATTCATCAGCCGCGTTCCAATTCCCTTGTGCTGGTATTCTTTGTCCACCACTATGCCGACAATATACCAACCAGACGGAACAGCCCATAGGCAGGCGATTCCATGTTTATCCTTGATTGTGACTTCTTTCATTGTGCTGCCCTCCTAACAGGTTACGCCGCAATGGGCGCAACCTGCGTGTCGCTGTAGATGAAGTAAGACTGAATGCGGGTACCAGACTTCGTGGTCGGGTCGGCAACCGTCACTTGGAACGCGGCCTCGCTGGTGTGAATCACCATGCGGCCCATGGCCTTCCAGCCCGCCCACGTGTGGAACTCTTCGACGATGCCCAGCGCGTCGGCAGCGGCGTTCACAATGGCCTTGTTGGCTTCCTGGGCCTTCGCCCACTGCCAAGCCAGCTTCAAGGCTTCGGAAAAGGTGTAGGCGATCTTCTTGCTGGCCTTGCGGTACAGGCTCCATGCCTTGCTCATGATGGCCTTCAGGTTGTAACGCTTCATTGTGGTATTCCCCTTTCGTTTTTTTGATTTCGTTCCCCTGAACTGGTTAGATAATACCACAAAAGCGTATCAAAGTCCACTAAGCAATGACTAAAAAAATGTGTCAGATTTATGTTACATTCTCGTAGAAACACCCGCGTCTACCAACCTCATATCCACCGTGGGCGAACCTGCCATCACCCCCCCTATTAACTTGCCCTGCGTGCGAAGGTCGTGAAGGAGTAGTTGCTATACAACAGCCCATGGTCGTTCACAAAGTCGCCGATGGTGATGATTTCACCGCTGGCATCCATGATTGCCAGCTTAGACCCTGCAAGACGCTTGATAAGGCGCAGCATATACGGGTTATGAAGGTCGTCTGGCTTGCGAATAAGGTCGGCAAGGTATTCGGTGATGAATATGGCCGTGTCGCTGTACCGCTTGTTTTCCGCGTCGCTGGTCAGCTTGATGATGCCGTTGTGAGCGATGCCGCAACGGCAGAACACATCCAGCGCGTCCATGTCGCTGAGCCGCTTTGACAGCGGGAACGGATGGGTCATCTCCGGGCGCACACCGGCCTGTGTGCTGATTCGGAAATGGTATACGACAGCATCTTTAGCGGTGAAATGCTCGTGCTGAATCACGTCGATGAACGGCTGCTCATACATGTAGCCCTTGCTGATGAACACCTTGCCGTCCCGGATGCACATGTACCCGGCCCCGTGGGGGTTGCGGCGAAACATGGTGCGAATGGTGGAAATGTTGGGCTGCCTGACGCCCTTGGGGGAAACACAGATGATGCACATAGTAAAATCTCCTTTCGCTTTGCGTGTCATTTTATAGCGTCCCGAAGGAACACTCGATGTCGTATTTGCCGTTGAACAAGTCGATCATGATAGCCTTGTGGTCGTCCCAAGTGATGTCCTTGCTACGGGCGAGATCGTTCAGGAAAATCCGAATGTAGTCGAACCCATATCCTTCGTCAACCAGTTCCTGAACCTCGCGCCTTGCGTCTTGCACAGTGTACATTTTGCCTCCTTTCCTTTGGGTGACCCGGGTCACCCCGGGTCACAGCACTGAAGCGTAGTAGTCTTGGGTAAGCCAGTGCTCGTCGATGTCGCCCATCTCGCCGTACAGGTTATCCAGTTCCTTCTCCAGATCGGCGATCTCCTCACCGTACAGTTCTTCAGCTTCGTCCTCGTCGTCCATCTTAAAGAACAGGCCCTTTACTTCATCAAGTTCCTGTTCGACCTGCTCGGCGCGGGCTGCGAGGTCGCTGTAGTGGCTGACGCTGTAGTCATTGCAAGATACGAACATTTTGAAAGCCTCCCTGCTTTTTGGGGTTGCCCCCTGAACTGATTGCAGTATACCACAAAAGTGTAGCATTGTCAAGTTAAGAAGTAGCTAAATGTAGCCTGACAGCGTAAAGTGGCACAAAAGCTGGCATGGTGTCAGACGGCCAGAAACGGCCCTGTCGCGGGCTTTAAGTTGTGGGCGATGGAATTATCGGCCTACATGCTGCACAAGCTACAAATGGCGTTGCGGGCCGCGTAGCCGCATGTAGGCAGACAGACGTTAAAGTATACCTGTATGTTTTGCCGTGAAAATGTAAGATTTTGGCTTGAAACAAAGTGGAACCAAAAGCAAAAACCCAAACAAGAAAAATGCCGCCAGATGCGGCGGCATTCTCGAAACCCTGTGGCCTTTAGGGAATCTATGCACACAGTACGGCTGGTGCGCCCGGACGCTGCGGCGTGATTATGCGCATTCTGCGCTGGCAGACACCTACACCCCGAAGCGTCTCACCAGCCAAGGGCCATTCGGCCATTCACTGGTTCGCTGGAATCATAGCATGTCGGACGGCAAAAGTCAATACCCTTAATTGACCCTATTTGACCCTGAAAATACCCTAAACCCGGCGTGCCTCCACGGGCGATAGCGTGTGTTTAAGCGGGTTCTAAAGCCTGCCAAGACCCGTCGAGACCCGCCAGGGATGTGCATGAATTAACTGTGAATTCATTGATAGATTTCAAAAATGGCCAGTATTTCAAGGGCTTTCGGGTTGTTTTATGCTCATATGACCCAAAATAATACCCTAAACAGCTTTATTTTAAGGTGTTTTTCAGGTAAGCGGATAGCTTTGATGCGCCTTCCTTACCGGCATCCTCAACGTAGGCTGCGTATACGTCCAACGTCATTTGCGCGGTCTTGTGGCCGAGGTTGTGCTGGACGGTTTTTACATCAACCCCGGAACACAGGGCGGCGATGGCATAGGAATGGCGAAGGTCATGCGGATGCAGTTCGGGCTTGCCTATAGCGGCCCCTGCAGCTTTGACGGCCATGTATATGGTGTGCTCATTATGGGCGCGACCATCGGGGAGGCGAAAGATAAGATCGTGGCTTATGTCGTCATCCACCCAATTCCCGGATGCAAGTCTTTGTTCAGACTGTAGGCGGCGCTGATTGCGCAGGATTGTCACGGCCTCGTCGGGTATGTGGATTATTCGATCTTCGCCGTATTTGGGTTCTGAAAAACGCTGGCTGTCATGATTCGCTGGATGTAGTTGGCGCTGTACATGCATGGTGCCAGCGTCCAGATCACAGTCGCCCCACTGAAGTCCGCGTATTTCGCCTATACGCAAACCAGTCATCAGCATAAATAGTAGTTCGTTCGGATATGGCGTTTTGTTGGCGGCAGTTGTAAATGCAGGCAACAGCGTGCGGTCGATGACGCAAAAGTTGGCAGGTGGAACGCGCGGTAGCTTGGCATTGTCCACGGGATTGTCGCGAATCAACCCAGCTTCAACAGCGCGTTGCATGGCGGCGCTCAAAATTCGGATATAGTTTTTAATCGTCACGGGTTGGAGACTGTGCATATCGTTTATCAGTCGGCGAACATGCAACGGCAGAACCTTGGCAAGTTGCATTTTCCCAAGTACCGGGATGAAGTGCTTGTTCGTGATACAACGGTACTTGCGAACAGTGCGTTCTGTATTATGCCCTTGGTAGTCCGAAAGCCAGATTTGAAGCCAAGTGGCGACAGTCATACGGGATGGCTCGCACCACGCGCCAATGTCGATTTCGTGCAGCTTTTTGCGCAGCTTTGCGGTTACTTCTTTTTCAGTAGCCCCGTATACAGATTTCTGCCCATTATTTGGCGCTGTGTACCGTGCCTCCCAACGTCCGTCTGCCCGTTGACGGATAGAACCCATGCCGTTGTTGGCACGGGTTCTTTTTTTACCTTTAGTCATTATAGCACCACCTATTCAACGCTTTGGAGGGCGTTAAGGACGGCAATGGCGCGGCGTACGTTTTTAATATCAGCAGTGGTCGCCATTGCGAACAGTGTGCCCCTTTCGGGGTCTTGTTGCACAAGCCGTCGTGCCTCTTCGATTTCCCGGCCAACATTTGTTGATCCGTCATCCACAAACAGGACTGGCACTGGATTCGGGATGTCTTCGTAACAAAGGATAACGCCACGATTCACACCAAATATTTCTGTCAGTTTATTAAGTCTTTCGCCGGTTGGGTCTTTCTTTTGGTGTTCCCACTCGCTTACAGTAGGCCGTGCGATGCCGACCGCAAGCGCAAGTTCTTTCTGCTGCATGCCCGAACGGGCGCGAAGTTCTCGTACACGATTCATTAGCCATCCTCCTTCCTGTGTGATATGAAAAGTATAGCATACAAAATTAGCTAATGCAACTATAAAAATTTAGCCTTTCGTAACAAATAAACCATTTACAAGTGGCTAATTTTGTGGTACAATAAGCAACGTGAAAGGGGGTGACGACTTGACGAAGCTGCGTGAAAAACGGCTACAGGTCGGAATTGGCTCGGGTCAGCTTGCCGACATGGTGCGCGTATCACGACCATTCATGTGCGACCTTGAAAAAGGGTCGCGCGGGGCGAGAATTGACACTTGGGAGCGAATTGCAGCAGCGCTCAAGTGCAATTTGGAAGATGTCGTAGAAGATGAACAGATGGAACGATTTGCAACCAAAGGCGGTTGTGATGGCGGCGACAAGAGCGCCCCGGAGGAGTGATCATGAGAGTGCCAGCAGAAGTGGATGTGCCGACCAACATCAACATCACATTGCCAGCCAACATACCATTGATGTGTGATGCGGTGCAGGCGTGTGAGTTGTTTAGCGTCGGGAAAACAACGCTTGACATACTGCGGTTGACATATCCAGACTTCCCGGCGAAGAAGATCGGACGAAGCGTGTTGTATTTGGTTCCCGACATGTACGCATGGTTCAGGGACTTCCCAGACCGAATTATCCCGACAAAATAATTGCCGCCCAGTGGTGGCTGGACGGCATGGAGAACGAGATCACTGATGGCAATGGATAACGTTCATTTGCATTTTAGCACAAAGGAGGCGAAAAATCAAGTGAAGAATCGGCAAATAAGCAAACATACCAAGCGGGCCGACCGGGAACATTTACGCATGGGGTATGCGCTGTTGCGTGAGGCGCTTGATGAATTGTTGCAGGTTTATCGCAAGGACACGGTGCTCACCCACGCAGTACGTGTTATAGGCGCGATAGAAAACACATTGTACGAATATGTCAACGACAACAACAAAAAGGAGGCGTAATCATGGAATTTAATTTCCCGTTGCTTAATGCTGACCAAATCGAAGTCAAAGTCAAACAGGTTACAAACCGGGGCGCAATACTGCTCCTGTACAAAACGGCCCGTGTAGACATGGAACTACTGGATGCAATTGTTGGCCCGATGAGGTGGGCGGTGGACTATCGCGAAGTCAAGGGCAACTTGTACTGCGGCATCGGCATCACCGAAGACGGTGACAGGTGGGTCTGGAAGTGGGATTGCGGCATCGAATCCCGCGCGGACGGTGACGGCAACGAAAAGAAGGGCGAAGCGTCCGATGCTTTCAAACGTGCCGGGTTCAAGTGGGGTATAGGTCGGGAACTATACACAAGCCCATTCACGTTTGCCAAGGTCGAAACGGTGCCCAGCGAAAAGGGGCGCGGGTATGAACTGAAGGACAAGTACATGCGCTTCTATGTCGACGATATCGGGTATGATGGACGCGCAATCAGCAGGCTTGTGATCGTCGATGGCGATGGAAATACGGTATTCGCCTACGGCACAAGGCGTCCTGCAACTACGAGTCGACAGGCAGCGCAGGAAGTGGGACAGCAGAAACTCAAGGAAATTGAGAACAAGATCGCCGAAAATGCTGCCACTGAACAGCCCATTACAACGTGTGAACGCTGCCAAAAGCCGATTACCGGATGGGTTGACGCAAATGGGCACACGTATACGGCAACCGCGATAATAAAACGGGCACAGGAACGGTATGGCGGCTGCTACTGCGCAACATGCATGACCGAACTTGCGGGCAAAAGGAAGGTGGTGTGACATGACCTTATACGAACTGACGGGCGAATACGCAGACCTCATGGCGCAGTATGAATCCGCAGAAACGGACGAAGAAGCCGAAGCCATATGGGAACAGATAGACGGGCTGGCATGCGACATCGCGGTAAAGGCTGACGCTTATGCCCGAGTGATGCGCAATAAGCTGGCTGATTCGGTGGCCTATCAAGCCGAAGCAGATCGGTTGTCCAAGCTTGCATCGCGTGAAAAGACGCGGGCTGAACGGCTCATGGAAAGCATTCGCAATGCGATGATACAGGTCGGCGCAACGGAAATCCCAACGTCTATAGGCACGTGGAAAACCAAGCTGAACCCGCCGAAATGCGATGTGACGGACATCAAGGCTGTACCTGAACAGTTCCGTGTGCCCATAGAACCGCCTGAAGTGCCATACACTGTGGATAAGGCTGCGGCGAAGAAGTGGTTCAAGGAAACCGGCGAGATAATACCGGGGCTGAACATAGAACAGAAAACAGCAATTGTTTTCAAGTAGGTGCGATTTCAGAAATGGCGGCGCTTTGAATTGACGCGCAAGGGAACAGATGTGCCCAGATCTGAATGAAACAGCAATGGCAAAGCGACGACTTGAGTTGACAGGACGGATTGCATTGAAAAGGCATTGCATAGCCCATCCACGCAAAGGCAAGGATGGCAAGGATGGCAAGGCATCGAAAGGGCATTGCATAGTGCATCTACGCACCGCAAAGCGAAGAAATGGCAAGGCGTTGAATCGCACCTCGGCGAAATGGGAAAGCGAAGCGTCGACTCGCGTTGAGTTGCAATTAGGTGAAAAGGTATTGCAAGGCTGTGCTTGGTGGGGCAATGGCAATGCATGGCTGCGAAATGTTGTGCATAGGCGTAGCATGATAATGATGGTCAATGGCTTTGAGATGGATTTTGAACAAAATAAGGAGGTTATCACTATGAAGGAACTGAAGGTTAGACTGACACTGACGGAAGAACTGCTGGGCATGATGCCGACCGACAAAGACATTCACGAGACGTACATTGCAGGGAAAGCGCCAGACGCGCCGAGCATCGAAGAAGAAGTCGAAGCCATCGGCGTCGAAGAAGTGGTCGAAAAGACCAAGACAATTTTCCCGAAGATGGACGATGGAACGCCGTTCATGTGGGACTATCAGATGCGCGGATTCTTCAAGGACGCCATCGGTATGCTGCGGCGCATCAAGACCTACAAGTGTTCCAAGCTGACGGCCTACAAAAAGGTCGTAGATGGCCTGATTTTCATCAACGAGCGCAAGATTCCCATTCAGTGCTCCGGGCCTATGGGCGATTGTCAGCGTCCGCTTCGGGCTGAGACAGCACAAGGCCCGCGCGTCGCGCTTGCGCACAGCGAGAGCGTCCCGGCTGGCAGCTACATGACGTTCACGATTCAGCTTCTGGATGATTCGCTGGAAGGGGTTGTGCGCGAGTGCCTCGACTACGGTAAGCTGCGCGGCATCGGCCAGTGGCGCAACAGTGGTAAGGGCCGGTTCTTTTGGGAGGAACTGGATGACACTGGTGCTGTAATCGGCGGGAACAAGTCGGCAGCGTAAGCGATGGATGTGCCAAGCATCGCATGGCGACGATACGCCTTGCAAAGGCATAGCCGTGCAATGAAACGCAGTGAAATGGCAAGGCTTGGATTTGCACAGATCTGATATGGCAAAGCAGTGTAGTGTACAGCAAAGCGATGGCGTAGACCTGTACGGTGGCGAGGTGCAATGGCTTGGCGAAGCCCGGCGGGGCGTGGCACGGCAACGGCAAAGCGGCGCTGTGCAAAGCATCGCAACGGCAAGGCGAGGCACAGCCAGGCAGCGGCAAGGCGTCGCGGGGCCGGGCGAAGATCGGCAAGGCAGCGGAGTAGCAAAGAACAGACAGCCATGGCGTGGCGCCGAACAGCGGAGCGAAGGAACCGATATACGCCGGTATAGGAAGGGATAGTAGCAATGGCAGTAATTGATCGTGTACAGGCAAGAATAGTCGGGTTTGACGAAAAAACCAATGAAGCCATCCTTCGTGCGCCAGCCGATTTTTTTAAGATGGCTCGTCAGGAGCAGGAAAAGGCGTGGGTTGAATACATCGATTCACGCCCACTTTCTGCGAAGCAGCGACGGTCATGCTATGCGATGATCAAGGAAATCGCTGACTGGTCTGGTGACACGCCGGAAGAAACCAAGGAGGTTCTTAAGCTTGACTTTTGGTGCGGGGAACTGCTGGAAGTGGCTGACACCCTGTTTAGCCTTTCAGACGCACGGATGAGCGTTGTCGCGGCATTCCAAAGTTGGCTTGCGCGTTTTATCGTCCGAAATGACGTACCCACAAAGAAGCCGATGCTGGATTATATCGATGATATCCCGGATTACATCTACGCATGCTTGATCAACAAGAAGTGCCCGATTTGCGGACGCAAAGCAGACCTGCATCACGTAAAAGCCCTTGGTATGGGAATAGACCGAAATGAGGTTATTCACGAAGGGATGGAAGTCCTTTCACTGTGCCGGGAACACCACACTGAATGTCACACAATCGGTCGTGATACATTTATGAAAAAATATCATCTGGGTGATCACGGCATTGAAGCAGATAAGACAATCTGTAAGATTTATAGATTAAAGAAGCGCAAAAGCGCGTAAGGAGGCATAACATGAATCATGTCACAATTATCGGACGTTTGGCACGTGATCCGGAAGCGCGTACAACGCAAGGCGGCGTAAGCACATCAACAATGACTGTCGCCGTCAATCGTCGGTACAGGAACAAGGACGGCCAGTACGATGCCGACTTCCTGCCCGTTGTTGCGTGGCGGCAAACCGCCGACTACTGCAACAGGTATTTGCGTAAGGGCAGCAAGGTTGCAGTTGAGGGTAGTATTCAAACGCGCAATTACACGGCGCAGGATGGCAGCAAACGGTACGTAACGGAAATCATCGCAGATCATGTTGAGGGTCTGGACAGCCGCAATGCGGATGGTAACAGCGCCACTACAGGCAACGCTGCGCCGCAACAGTCACAGGACGCCGGTAAGGATGACTTCACGGAAGTCATGGATGAAGATTTGCCGTTTTGACGACTACGTGCGAAAGACAAGGGGGAGGGTTGGACAACATGAGATTTTATGATGATAGGCCGAAAGTTGAGAACAAAACTACTGTGCGTGGCATAGGATTTTCTGGTCTCCTTACGGTTGCATTTATCGTCCTCAAGCTGTGTGGCGTGATAGACTGGTCGTGGGCTTGGGTTCTTTCGCCGATTTGGATATCGGCAATAATTGGTCTGGTTGCCCTGATTACGTTTATCATTTTTGTCATTTGGCTGAATGACGACTGATGACATTGATTGAAGCGGTAAGCGAAGCCGTTACTGCGAAACAGGCGGCAACGCTGTATGGGTTGAAGTTTGACAGACGTGGTAAGGCCGTGTGTCCGTGGCACGCTGACCATAAGCCCAGCCATTCAAGGGCAAGCGCTGTAAATGCTTTGCCTGTAACAGCGGCGGGGATGCTGTTGATTTGACGGCTCAAATATACGGCATCCCACTGATGGAGGCAGCCAAACGATTACAGGCTGACTTTGGTATTGGCGTAGATGTCGATAAGGCCAATATCGCCGAATTGCGTGCCAAGCAGCGTGCGGCTGAACGCGCCAAGATCGCCGATGAAAAGCGGCACACCAAGCTGTGCAAGGTCGAACGCGAGTGCTATGAAACGTTATGTACATTCGACAAGGAAACGGCAATGGACAACCCTGAATTCGACAGGATTCTGCGGTTGTTTGCCATAACACAGGACACGCTCAATGGGTGGAACGCATAAAGCGGGCTGGACGCGGGATAACGTCCAGCCCGTAGGGAAGGAGAAAGATGATTACTTTTTGACGGTTGGGGTAACTTCGCCGTGCTGTCTTTCGTAATCGTCGATGTATTGACGCAGGATTTTCTCGACGAGGCTGTTCACCGTTCGACAATCCTGATCTGCAAGGGTTTTGAATTTTCCATAGAAGGATGGGGCAAGCCGAATCCCTGTCTGGATTTTCTTAGTAGGCATGTATTCACCACCAAAGACTAAATCTTGTTATTACTATCCTAACAGATATGTGATGATAAGTCAAGTAAAAAATGGTAATATCGGGCTGCAAGTGGCGACAAGTGACAACATGCAATAGGAGTGAAACATCATGCCAGCAGAAACATATGATTATAGGCAGAAATACCGAAATTATTATCACATAGAGTTTGATAGGGATATGGAAGTACATCACATAGACTTCGACAGGAGCAATGATTGTATCGAAAACCTTATTCTCCTTCCACGAAAATTGCATCATCGTTACCACGGCACGATGAAAGCGCTTTGTGGAACTGAATCCAGCATTATATCTGGGGATTTTGCATTAAGATTTGATTTGAACATAGAATCAAAGGTACGTAGCTTTCGGTGCATCGCAACAATACTCGAAGAAAGTGAACCATGGATTGAACTTAAGTACAGATTGGATGATTATGCTCGGTGCGGGCCGTATGGCAATCCGGCATGGTTGGAATATCACTTAAGAAAAGCGATAGGCAAGTTGCCGCCTGATATACCATGCGAAATGCATAATGATATTTTGTATATTGGGAGCAATGCGATAATGAAAAGGGGGCAATAGGGATGGCGGACGTGAAGTGGATCAAGATAGTCACAGACATATTCGACGATGAAAAGATACTTTTGATCGAATCGCTCCCGGATTCTGATTCGATCATCGTGATCTGGTTCAAGCTGCTTTGCCTTGCCGGTAAGCAAAACAATGGCGGCGTGTTTATGATAAACGACAGGATTCATTACACGGATGAGATGTTCGCTACAATTTTCAGGCGACCGCTGAATACCGTCAGATTGGCGCTTGATGCCTTTGAACGGTACGGGATGATTGAGCGAATCAATGAAACGGTGACCATCCCGAATTGGGGCAAGCATCAGTGCATCGAACAGATGGAAAAAAGGCGCGAATACCAGCGGCAGTACCACGTCGCTTATCGCAAGAAACAGAAAATGCTGACTGAAGGGAAAGCGCAGCAAGAAGAAGATGCCGATGACGATGGCGAGGACGAACTGCGTAAACATTTACGAGAAGATTTACTGGATGATTTACGTCAACTGGGAGTAAACGCCGTAGATAAGAATATAGATAAAGAGAAGAATATAGAAAAGAAAGAAAATATAAAAGAAAGAAAGATGACGGGGCGCGACAAGCGCGCCACCTTCACCCCTCCAACCCTTGATGAAGTCAGGGAATACGCAAACACAAAGGGATATAGTCCGCAGGAATTTGACCCAGAATCATTCATAGCGTTTTACGGCTCTAAGGGCTGGAAAGTCGGCAAGAACAAGATGGAAAGCTGGCATCAAGCAGCAAGCGGATGGGTTGCACGTTACCGCAAGGAACATCCGCAGGAAAGAACGCAAGATCGTCCAAAGGCATGGTGGGAGTTGCCGCTTGATGAGCAGCGACGCATTCAACGCGAAGCTGAAGAACGGGATTATCAGAACAGCAGGAGGTAATGCCGGTGAACAATCACTACGAATCCGAATGTAGCGTCTTAGGGGCGATGCTGCGATCAAAGACGGCGGTCAGTAAAGTGATTGACCGGCTGCGCCCCGAGGACTTTGCAGACCCGGCGCATCGGGAAATCTACAGCGCGATGCTTACGGTGGCTTATAGGCGTGACAGTGTAGACCTGACGACGCTGGATGCTGAATTGACGAAGCGCGGGCATCTTGATACAGTCGGCGGTGCTGAAAAGCTGGTGGGACTCGCGCAATCGGTGCCAAGCACGGCTAACGTTGATGCATACATCGACATTGTGTGCGAAGCGTCGAACATGCGGCGGCTGCAAAAAATCGCCGAAGCGATTACACGCAAGACCAAGAGCGACATGACATCCGACAAAATCATCGAACTGGTCGAAAGTGCGTGCATTGATATCACGAGCCGCGCAAAACAGCGTGATCGTGGATGGATTACGGGGGGTGATGCTGCAATGATGGCATTTGAAGCAGCCGAACACAGGGTACCAGCTATCCCTACGGGTTTCGAGGAACTTGATACGGTGATGTGCGGTGGGCTTGTGCGCCCGGAGTTGACGATTGTTGGGGCGCGACCCGGTAAGGGCAAAAGCGCCTTCCTGTTGACGGCATCGATGAACGCGGCGCGGGCGAAAAAACATGTTGGGTACATAAGCCTTGAAATGAGCAGTGTACAGCTTGGACAACGCGCGCTCGCGGCAACGTCGATGGTTGGCATATCCCGACAGCGCACGGGCGAACTGAATGAGCATGATTGGGAGCGGATGAACAATGGCCTTGTTGAAATGCAGGAAAGCGGCATGGCCGAACACTTGCACATTTACGAGGGGTATGGCCTGACGATTGAACGTTTGAATAACATAGCGCGTCATGCGGTGCAGCGTGGTGAGATGGACTTGCTGGTGCTGGATTATATTCAGCTACTGCGGACGACGGAAAAGGCGAACGCTGAGTTTGAAAGGCTTGGGTATATATCAAAGGCACTTAAACAACTTGCGCTGTCATTGAATATCCCGATACTTACGGCAGCACAGGTTCGACGGCAAAGTCAGGATGACAGCAAGAAGGGTGGCCGTGCGCCAACGCTTGATGAACTGCGTGGGTCGGGCGATCTCGAACAGGACGCAGATAATGTGCTGCTGATACACGCACCGGACAACCCAGAAGACCCGACGCTCAAACGCCTTGATCCAAGGCATGCGGGCATTTGGGAGCGCAGCCAGAATGCGGCGGGGGTACCGTTTACGGTTGAAGTCGCCAAGCAGCGGCAGGGTATGACAGGCAGGACATGGTGCATATTCAAGGCAATGAACATGAAGTTTTACCCGGATGCGGCGTAAAGGGGGCGAATTATGATACTGAATATCAAGACCACGACCGGAACGATACAGGCAGAAGTACATGACAGCCGGGAAGCGGCGTGTATGCTGGTGAAGCTGGCACGCGAAGGTTTAAAGTGTGTGCGATGGGAGGTCGCAAAGTGAAAAAAAGGATAGTGGTTTCGTCTGAAGCCGAGGAACAAAAGGCGTTGTTCCGGTGGGCTGAACTGGTTAAGGGCAAATACCCTGTGCTTGAACTCATGTATCATATCCCGAATGAAGGGCGGCGGTCATTGTCGAACGGGCGATATCTTAAGGATCAAGGCATGAAACGTGGGGTGCCCGACATTTGCCTCCCGGTTCCGGCGCACCATTATACGGCGTTGTACATCGAAATGAAGCGTCGGGATGGCGGTAAAATCAGCCGGGAACAGCGTGGGTGGATCGAAGCGCTGAACCGTGTTGGTAATCTTGCCGTGGTGTGCTGCGGTTGGGAAGAAGCCCGCACGGTAATTCTGGAATATCTGCGCGGTTAATACAAACGGCTAACTATTTTTATCAAAAATGTAAGAATGTCGTGATGATTTTGCCTCGTTCGTGAGGTATAATGGGTGCAAGGTTAGCACAGTGAAATAATTAGCTAACACATGGAGGTGTAAAACGATGGCAATGGAAACCAAGGTCATGACAGTCACGCCAGAACTCGCAAAGGAATGGCTTGGCAAGAACATGAAGAACAACAGGCCCGTCTTGAGAAGCGCCGTACATGGGTATGCGCGTCTGATGCGTAACGGTGGGTGGACTCTTACGCATCAGGGTATCGCGTTCGACGAGAATGGCGAACTGGTGGACGGGCAGCACAGGCTGAATGCGGTGATCGAGGCCAACGTTCCGGTGGAGATGAATGTGACGACCAACGTCCACAGGCAGCCCGGCGAAGCGTTTACAATCGACATGGGGCGCAAAAGGACGTATGCGAATGTCGCCACGATGAGTGGCGTAGATGATCCGGTTGTGCGGCACAGCGGGGCATATGTGTCGACATACATCAGGTACAAGCTGCCCGGTAACCGCAAGGCAGACCCAGCCGAAATTATGGACTACATCCAGCGGCACTACGAAGATGTGAAGAAGCTGTATCTCTACTGTGGGGCTTCGACGCATGGGCGCGGTGCGCACGATGGATCGAACAGAATCCCGGCAATCGTCGCGGCGGCGATGCTGTCAGCGATCTACCGGGGGGAAGATGATGACGCATTGTACAGGTTCGCGCGCGTCTACAGGCTGAATGACTTGGCTGGATGTGAACATTACAACCCCAAGTACGTTCTCAACCTGCGGGATTACGTGAAGCGGTTTCGAAACAATGGCGACGTTTATGATCGCTGCGAATCCACGATCTGGGCCTTTGCCCGGAACAACATGGCATTTAGGGTCAGGGACAACTGCTACCCGCTTAATGCGTCACTCGATCAGTAAAGGAGGAAAGACATATGAAAACGAGAATGATAAGCGTTAACGTCTACGAGGTTGGGGACGTTATCAAGATCAAGCGTGACAACTTCCGGCTTGAGGCCAAGCGGCGCACGGTCGCCGAAAGTGGCAGCGAAACGCGGGCCATCGTCATGGGCATAAGCCAGCGCATCGACAAGCTGTACAGTTACAAGCTTGTGACGGCAAGCGGCAAGACGATAGTCTTCACGCCGCACGAACAGGGACAGGAAGAATACATCGGCCATGTTGATCTGGGTCTGCTTTTCCCGGAAAAGGACGGCTGATTGGCAAATCGCGCGAGAGGCACGGAAAGGGGCCGTACAGCCGCGCTGGAAAAGGGTTAGGAAATACTCGACCTGAACCGTAGGCGGGCTTACAGGGGCAAATCTGGGCGTCTCACGCGCTCAAAATGACATTTAGCGAATATTACCAACAAATAGCGATAAGGATGTGGAATCGTGATAGGCGACAAAATATTGGTGTATGACGATGACAAAAAGATGTTTTTTGCCGGGTGGGCTATGCAAAAAACGTCTTACTCCGTAGACCCGCCGACGCCCACATGGTCAAAGACCGTAGACGATGCAAAGGTGTCGCAGATGCTGATGCACATGTGCGAGGTCGCCAGGATGCTTGGGCCAAGTGCGCGAATTGTGAGCGAGACACGTGCGCGTCAGATCGAGGCTGAGTTGGCATATCGCCGTGAAACAAAAATAGACGCGCCATGCCGTGGGTGCCATGTTCGGACGGTCGGGTGCCATGTGCAATGCAAGTTGTATCACAAGTATACGGCAGAAATAAATGCCCGTCGCGCAGCAGAGCGTGTCCCTGCACAGGCAGACGCGCATACTCGCGAAGTAATCGACAAAATAAAGAAAAGGGGGAATATGGGATGAGTGATCGTTGCGTTAGCGCAGAGCAGGTCAAGGCAGCGATAACCGGATGGGAAACGGAACCGACCGACGAAGAACTTGTCCGCGCTATTGATAACTGTACGCCACCTGCGGCAAAGTGGAAATACCATAATGACGAGCATGGAACCTGGTGGGGATGCACAAACTGTGGCAAGGTGTGCCGCAGGAACCCACATGAGAAGTTGTTCTGCAGTCGGTGTGGGTTTTCCATGTCGATGGAAAGTTAAGGGGGGCTGGGCATGGAAACAATTGCGCTTGTGATCCTGATAACATTCTTCGCTGTGTTCAACGCGATTTCGGCGCTTACTGGGTACAAAAGGGAGCTTGCCGTTGGAATAGTGTTCTACTGGATTTCGGTTTCAATTTACTGGATTTCGCGGCTTGCGGAGGTGATCTGAGTGAAACGGGCGATAGTGATTCGCACAGTCAGGGTTGGAGACCCGGATATTTCGGGGCCAATAGCCAAGTGCATTGATGGCATGACGGAACGGGTAATACCCCTGAATACCGACGAACTTGATCTCGTAAAGGCTGAACTTGCTCGGTTGAAAGCGCGGGACGAGATACGGAATTTCGGTGATTCCATCCGATGGGACAGTGACAAACAGGCAATGGCGATCAACTACCAGATAAGGCCGATTGGCAATTTCCACAAGGTGCTGCTTGTCGGATGGGCGATGTTCTGGGACGCTGTGCATGACTTGTACATCTACTTCAGCGCGTGGAATCGCGGGGAGATTTAGACGACAATGCCAATGTCTGAATCGGCCCGGGAGGCCCACCGTGCAGCAGATCGTGAACGGTATTGGTGGAACAAGGCGCATGGTATATGCGTGAAATGCGGCCAGAATTACGCGGATGCAGGGCATGTCACGTGCGTTAATTGCTACAAAAAATACAAGGGTTGGTGTTTGCGCACAGACCCGGATGGTAGCAAGCATCGCGAACGCACAAGGGCATACAGGGAGCGATTGCGGGAAGAAGGATTGTGCCAGTGGTGCGGCAAGGCCAAAGCGGTAAGCGGTCATGCGTTTTGTGCCGCCTGCAAAATCAAGTACGACGAAGTTCAAATGGTCTACAACATACACAAACGACTTGGGAAGGGTGATAAGCAATGAAGGTAACATGCATATACTGGCCGGACAGGTGCGAACGGATACTGCTGAAACGTGCAGTGTGGGTGACCATGGGCAAGGTCGATGTCCCGAAAGAACTGCCGATGCCGCAGTTGATACGCGACCTGCTCAAGGCGCGTCACAGCCCAATTAGGGTGCTTAATTTCGCGTTCCTCATTGAGGACATACCATCCAACATTGCGACTCACCTGACGCGACATGTCCATGCCGTTCCGTTTGTGTCAAGCCTGCGCAATGACAGGCAGAACAAAATGGACGGGGACAACGCGCCAAGAAATACGCCGGTCAACATGATTATGTATGTCAATGCCGAAGAACTCATGACGATTGCCAACAAGCGGCTGTGTACGCAGGCAAGTGCAATTACGCGCCATGCGGTCAAGATGATGTGTGACGCTGCGCTTGAAAAAATGCCGGAACTTGAAGGGCTGCTTGTCCCGGCCTGCGAGTACAATGGATTTTGCCATGAAATAAACAGTTGCGGTCGGCGGCCCAAACGGTAGTCTTGGCAAAGAAGGAGGATGCATATGAACCGGGCAGATCGTCGAAAACAGGAACGTGATGAACGGCATGCGAATGCCATGATACCGGAATGGAAACGCGCCGAAATAAACGCCAGAATTGCGGTCACGGAACGGTTTATGAAGAACGGCATAACTGAACAGGACGTGAAGGATGCCTATGACCGTGGGTACAAAGCGGCTATCAAAGAATATGTGGACAAACTATTGCCGTATCAGCAAAAGTTCTTTTACAGTGCGGCGGCGATTGCGGCCCATGATTTGTTCGGATTTGGCAAAGATCGTGGTGAAAGGCTGCTGGATCGCATACAGCAGATCATGTGCGAAGAAATAAGTGCCGGTGACATTATTGATAGGTGTAAGCGCGAAACCGGCGTCGATGCGTTTAATGACGAATACACGATTTAGGAGGGCAGCATGGGTGATATTACAGGCGGTCTTATTGAGATGAATGCGCATATGATCACCACGCAAAGGGCGCAAGGTCTGATGCTTATTGGATGTGCATTGGCTGTGATTGGTTTGATCGCATTGATTGTGATTGTGGTTGACAAGAACGTGCAGACTGCATGGAAGAGTATTGTAATCGCAGGCGTAGTTGTGACTATTGGATGTGCAATGGTATATAGTGGCACACGAATACCACGCGTAAAAGAAATTCATGCGTGTGCGGACGGTGCCGTGTCGCTTGAATCGATTGCGGCGCGGTATGACATCGTGAGCGTGGACGGAAAAGAACTTGTATTGAGGGTGCGATAAATGCTTGAATTTTTCGAATGGCTGTTTGATGATTTCTGGCGGTTTTTGCAGTTTGTCATAATTGTCATTATTATGGTGCAGTGGAAACCGCTTGAGGTTAATGTGCTGAACGGACACTGGAAGGAGCATGACAATGAAAATCAAACTTGATAGAAAAGCATACAGGCCAACGCGGGCGCATGAAACAGATGCCGGTTTGGATATACGGGCAATGCATGATGGCGTTGTACCGGCCAAGGGAAGCGCAACATTTAAAACAGGGATTCGTGTGGAACTGCCCAGCAGCATTATGGGCGATATAAGGCCGAAAAGCGGGCTGATGTTTAACCATGATATCCTGACATTTGGTACTGTGGATGAGGGGTTTAGTGGCGAGATAATGGTACACATGTTCAACCTTGGCAAGATAGATTATCAGGTCTTGCGAGGTGACAAGATTGCGCAGCTTGTTACGACAAGGGTTGTGTATGAACCTGTAGAAGTTTCAGATGAAATAAGCGGCGGGGAAAGGGGTAGCAATGGATATGGAAGCACAGGAAGGTAGCGAAGTCGGGATACTACGCGAAGTGAGAGGGGAAACGTGGATAGGGAGAAGGTCATAAGTGGATTACAGCATTGCGTAGGTGGACGCGGTTGCTATGATTGCCCTTATACGGATTGCGATAGCTGTACGCCGTTTTGCAAGGCGCAGATAATGCGTGACGCGCTGGAACTGCTGAAAGCGCAGGAGCCGCGGGTGATGACGCTGGATGAGGTGCGCGAACTGCAAGGCGATACTGTTGTATGGCTGGAAGATAAAGACAAGACCGATGTCGTTCCGGCTATTGTAAATCACGTATGGAACAGTCTGCCGAACATTGTATCGTTCACACTAAAGAACATGCGGGAGGTCAAGACGGATATACTTTGGTATAGATTCAAGTGGCGCATATGGACATCCCGCCCAGACGAGAAAAGGAGGGCTGAAACGCCGTGGAATTGAGGTCGTGTCCATTTTGTGGGGGTACGCCAAAGTTAATATATGCGTTTGACCGTAAGCTATTTGCGATACGTCATACATGTCTTTCATTTGGTAGACCGATATTAATGATTGACACAATTCTGTTTGAATCAAAAGATGATGCTATTGAGGCATGGAATAGGAGGGCGAACGATGGATGACCTGATTTCAAGGGCGGCGTTGCTTGAACGATTCGCTGAAATGCAAAAGAACGACCCCGAAAAAGATGGGCGAGGATTTGCGTGTTACTTCTTGAACGATGCAAGGGAACCGTCTACGGAATGGTATTGCGTAGAGGATGCTGTCGAAAGCATACCCGCCGTGGACGCTGTGCCGGTGGTGCATGGGAAGTGGAATGATAAATACTGGACAACGGATTATGATTGGGGCGTTTTTAACCATAGGGCTATTGTCTGTTCGGCATGTAATAACGAGATATACAAAGGTGAAAAGTCGCCATATTGCCCGAACTGCGGCGCGAAGATGGACGGTGAATAGTATGGGCAAACGCAGCGATCACAAGAAGCGTGATGATTTATCTTGTTGGGACTTGGATGCCGGGTGTCGGCGCATCATATATACATCAAGGCCGGGGCGTCGGCGGCTACGTGATGTGTTGAAAAGGGCAGCCAGAAAACGCTTGAATAGGAGGTCGGATGATGAACGATACTGGGCCTGAAATGTTTGGCGTGCAGCAAGGGTGGCAATGCCCGGTTTGCAAGCGCGTCTATGCGCCGTTTATGTCCATGTGTACGCATTGTGGCGAGGAAAAGACACAGGTCACGAATGTGCTGGATGACACGGTATGGGTAAGGTGCGGACGCAAGTGCAAGTGCGGTGGGGATATGCTATGGAACAGCAGGACGGTGCTGACCACGTACCCGCCACGGTGGGAGTTCCAGTGCGAAAAGTGCGGGGAAAAGGAATATGAGGTCGTTGGTACAGGCATTCCCGGTTTATCCGTTACGTTGAATCATGGCAGCGGTGGCAGTGCTACCAAGCTGGAAGAAATGGCGAAGCTGGGTATTCTTGGATGGTCACAAGCAGGACTTGATGAATAACAGGAGGCGATGGTGTGACCGATGAATATGTCTTTTGTGCGGTCAACGACCGGGACGAGGTGCAATGGGTGATTGGGTCATCCCAGAAAACCCGATACTTCAAGACGGACAGGTACTTGAAGGGCGCGGTCGAGTATCATAATCGCTGTTATGGCGATGATGTGTGGCGGGTCGCAAAGTTTAAGCTGGTGGAAGTGTTTTATGAAGGAGAAAGATCATGACTCCACTTGAAAAAGCAAAGCATCGAACGGCAATCAGGACGTGCCAAAACTGCGACAAAATGGAAATTGTCGATGGCGTTGCGTATTGCCGGGAAAGTGGGAAGTTGATACATCCGCTGCTGTTGACCGGCGAAACGACGTGCCCACATGATGTGAAAGCGGGGCGCTGGTATGAGTAAACGGCAGTTTGTTGATCTCGATGCCATAAGGGCTGACTTTGGGGTGAGTGAACAGTGTTCTGTGTGTCGGTTTAAATGGATATGCGGCAACAAGGAAGTGTTTACCCACATGGATGTTTGCAGTGTGTTGGATGAAGCACAGATTGTACCTGCTATACCCATTGATTGGATGTTGGAAGAAGCACGCAAAAGTGAATCGTTTGAAGGTGTAATTATTCGTGGTGTAGTGAGCGAATGGCTGAAAATACAGGGGGCGATTGAATGAGGCTTGGGGATTTGGATGCGCTTCGGGAGGTTATGGAATTTCACCCGACCAGTATGTCGGTTTGTATGACTGTTGAAGAAGCAAAGGGGAGGACGGCGCAGAAGATGCAGTGTCTGAAGGACATCGACAACGCGCCCACCATCGACGCGGTCCCGGTGGAGTGGATGGATGATAGGGCTAATGACATTACCCGCGCACCGTTGTACAGGCGATACGCGCAGATGCTTATGGACGAATGGCAGAAGGAACAGGAGGCGAGATAATGACTATTACACGTAAGCAGTTAGAGAATGGACGGTATCAAGGCTATAGAACGTATGGATATTTCAAGTCGTTCTGCGACCTCAATGATTCGTGTGAGTATTGTGATAAATGGATAGCGTTTTTATGCAAGGTAAAGTGTGTTATTGAAAAAATACAAACGCGAAGAATTTTGAGGATGTGCAAGTAGGAGGCGAGATAATGGCTGAATTTCAGAAAGTGATGAAGCAATGGCGGCGTTTCTGCAGAAGTCACAAGCATTGCGGCGAGTGTGAGTTTGACGGGACGGGGATATGCGGAGAGGCGCATTTAACCGATGTTAGGTTTGCAGATATTGAATTGCGCATTATGGCGTGGGCCGCAGAACACCCGGAGCCGGTTTATCCGACGTTTCGGGAATGGTTGATAAGCATTGGCGTTATAGACCAGATGTCTACGCATAGCGTTATTGCAGATAAACTTGCTATGATACCCATCCCCGCCGACATCGCGCAGAAGCTGGGACTGGCGCCAAAGGAGGGATAACATGGACAAAATCGGTGACGCGCAGTTTCGCGTTATGTGCGAAATGTGGGGCGTAGATAATGCTATAAAAGCCGCAAAGCGCATGAATATGGCTCCGACACAGGAACAAATAGATGCGGCAAGGCAAAAGGAAATCGCGACACAGGAGCGTCGGAAGGGCGTGTTCAAGAAAGAGCCGAAGGAGGGATGATATGTTTGCGAAAGACTTTGATTCATTGCCAGACCAGTGTAAGCATTGCTTGAACAGACAGATATTTTCTGCGCGAATGGACGGGAGTCATAGTTATTGGTGTGGGAAATATCCGCTTGTCGACAAACAGAAATTATGCCCGTGTTATGATGGCGACCCAACGGAGGATTGGTAATGTCACTTGATAAGGCGATAGAACACGGTAAGGAAAAGCGAAAACCTTATTATGGCTCAAAAGCGATTGACTGTACGTGCAGAAATCATGGAACATGCAAGTGGTGCGAAGATAACCGCAAACATAAGTTCAGGGACAAGAAGCCGAAGGAGAATTGACATGCTTATCAAGTTGGGAGACTTGCTCGTTTCACACGGAAAATCATACATGAGCACGGTTGATGAAGTGCCAGAACGGTTCCCAGTCAAGATTGCATTTTCACGAAAACTGACAGACGATGAATTGATGCAGTTAGCTGTTTATGCGGCGCTTATAGAAAAAGGGTTTAGCTATGAAAGCATGAAGGGGAATAAGAATGAGCAATAAAGCAAAACAATCCATGTCGTTTATGTGTGCCGTTGCAGCTATATCGCCTGACAATGGCTATTTGAACACAAAGCGCTGTCGCGATTGTTATTACTATTCGGATGTGACGGTAAAAATGTGCGAGTTGGAACATGAACCTGCTGACCCTGATTTGATTGCTTGTCATATGTTTGAGCCGAAGGAGGAATATTATGAAGGAACCTTGGATTGATGGGTTAAAACGCCGATTCCATGATTTGCGAACTTTAGTAGTGAAGAAACTGATTTTCTGGCTTGTGCATCGCTTGGACGTCTTGCAGTATGGGGCGTTCATGGCGCTGTCATGGGGGTATGATGAGGTGACGGATTACCATGTACTGGCCGAACGCAGTTATGACGACATGCATGTGTACGGGACACAAGTGACGTATTACAACAAACAAAAGGGGGAATGAGCGTGAATAACTACGGTGCGTGTGAAGGGACAGGGACGATAGATAATCCCATCCGTGACAGGGCGATGTCATCATTTGCAGATGACACGGCGGCTGCGCTGAAAGAAGCGAACATGATACTCGATGCGTTGTACAATAACCTGTTTGGCCAAGACCCGGAAAAGCGTGCTGAAGCACCAACCCCGCCCATAAGTTGCATGAAGGATGCTATGGTGGCGAACTCGGAGCAAGCCAGAATCTTGACAAAACGGCTTGCTGAACTGAATACAAGGATGTTTGGGTAGAAGCGGGGTGTGATGAATGAAAGCGAAAAGATGCCCGTTGTGTGGTGGACAGCCACAGTTCAAGTATTACGCAGTACCTGCGTGCAAGTGCCCGGATGGATGGGAATACACGGAAGATGGATATGAACCGATGATCCTGGCGAAGCGGTTGGAGTGTGTCGGTTGCCATGCAACTGTGCCATTCTTGGTTCTTTCATGCGAAGATGCCGTGCAGGCGTGGAATGATGAACAGATGGTTCAGTTTATAGGCCAAGAACCTGTGATGGATTTGGATGAGGATGCATAATGGGGATAATATCGGATTGGGGGAGCGATCCAGCGGCGCTGTTCCTTTCGGAGGTGATGCGCTGTGAAGATTGCGAATACCCATGTGTGGCAAGGGAAAATTCCAGTCAAGCTAACTGTGAACGGCACATGCGCGAACTTTTGAAGGATGGCAAGGTGTCAATCACGGTCTCATGGAGAAAGTACATCGAAATCAAAAGGCGATTGGACGGTGGACAGAATGGTTGACCGAAAAATCAATGTGATGCACAAGCGTTTTAGTGTCAGCTGGCAGCACACTTGCAAAGAATGCCGACATCTAATCAGCGGTGAATGGAACGGAAAGCGATATCACAAGTGCGAACTTTACGGAATGAGCCACAGTGAAGCAACTGACTGGCGGCTATCATGGATTGCGTGCGGCGTGTTTGATGCAGACATTGACATGTCGATATGGATTCCAATACATCGTGGCTTGAAACGTTCCGCGCCATCCGAACCTCCGCTTGATGGACAGATGCGCATTGATGATTATTTGAATGAAATGGGGGTGAACGTATGACTATGGGTGAAAAAATAGGCCGTGGCATAGGTGCGCTTGGGGTTTCGCAGCGCGAGTTTGCATCAAGGGTTGGGTGTACAGAAATATCAATAAGCCGGTACGTTAATAACCAGCGAATTCCACATGCACCAATATTGCTGAATATTGCCCGCGCGCTTGGTGTTTCAGCGGATTATCTGCTGGATGACAGTATGGACGGGGAGGCGAATGACTGTGAATGAAAAGATCGTGCTTGAAATGACCCGTGAACAGGCTTATGCAGTGATGGCGGCAACGGAATTACTTGCGCGGCTGCATATCGGGCAGTTCAAGGAAATTACGTGGGAATTTTTGGACAGGTTTGTGGGGGATGGTTTTGATATGACGCGACGTGAACGCGCTGATGAACTACTCGAACAAGCATGCCGTGCGATATTCGGCGTCGATAAGTATGGCCTACCTGATGTCGGTGAAAAGGATATCGTGCACGAGCGCTGCTGGGCTGTGTATGTGACGATAAGACATGCTATCGCATGGCACGATAAACCCGAAGGGAACCCGTACAGCGTGATGTTTGATGAACCAATGGGATATGGTGAAACAATGCCAAGGTGTGAGGTGCGCGATGAATAACTGTGAATGGTTGTCGGATGAGTTTGATGCAATTTGTGTCAATGATGATTCACCGGCATGCGGGGATGGCTGTCCATGTTTGAACTACAATGAACTTTGCAGGTTTTACACAGGCAAAGGCAACCATGATGACATGTGAATGGGGGGTTGGTAGATGAATCGTGAAGATATTGCAACGCGCGAAATACGTAGCAGCGCACAGAGTTTTCTCGATGCGCATAAGTTTTTACAACTCCTGCGAAAGCATAGAAATGAATTGAGTCGGCAGGAACTCGAAACGCTGCGTGGACAGGCGCTGCATGGGGATGTTGATGGGGCCAATAAGGGGTTGGACAATATACTCGCCCGGAGGTAGCTTATGCCAAGCACAAGGCCGATAAAGTTGGACGAATGGGGCATCTCGTGGGAGGAATACAAGGAACTGTCCTACTTTTGCTTGCAGTACGAAGGGAAAAAGCGTGATGCGGCGGCGTTGTTGACCATCAAGTTATCCACACCAACACCAATAACGTATCATAAGATGATCGGCGACAGAAGTGTGGAGTATGGTGAGTTTCTTCCGCGCGGTAGCGGGCATGTCAGTGACCCTGTTGCATCTACTGCTGCAAAGCGTGAACGGCTCCTGCGTGATGTGCGCATGATTGAAGCGGCGGCGCACAAGGCCGGGGAACTTGAAGGTGGGTACAATATCGGTTCCTCTCTTTTACGGGCAGTAACTACCCGTAGCGGCGTACAGGGGGTAATGGCAAGTGCAGGCGGCAGCATACCGTGTAACAAGAATGAGTTTTATGCGGCGCGGCGTCGGTTCTTCTGGATTCTTCGCGAAATGAGGAACGGCGACATGTAGATGACGGATAGCTAAATTTATGTAACACAATGCACCCGTTATGTGTTATAAATGTACCGTGCACAGTTGGGGGCAGGCACAGTGCGCTGCACCTGACGCATATAATGCGGGCGGTGGGCTCGCCGCCTACAGGTTGGGCTACCCGTTGCGAAAGCTTCAGGGGGCGGGACTTTAAAAGTGTGCGGTATGACCCTCCCGCACCACCTCCTATCGCGTTGGTGGGGACGCAGTACAGGTCAACGCCGGGGAATTACGCCCCGGCTTCATGCGACAACAAGTAAGGATACGTCCGGGGCGGTGCCGGAATGTCGCGCAAAAGGTCTCACGGTGGCTTTGCCATAGTGGAACCTCCTTTCAGGCTATAAGCCGAACCTCATATGCCGACACCGGTCTTTTGCAGGGTTTCTTCCGGTGCCGGGTATGGGTGCCCGCCTGTCGTTGTCAAGTCAGACGCTGTGCGGCAATGATAAAAGGCGGGCTATTTTTGATCTCATCGACCAAGTGTCGAAGGAGAGGAGATGTCGTGAAAGCGGCATCGTATACAGGCGGTTAATTGTGTGCGAGACATACAGACCGCCTTTTGTTTTGGCTAATGGGCGAGAGCCTTTAGCGGCATAGACGGCGATTGCAACGCCGAAAAGCGCGGTTGCCTGTCCCCCTCCGCGCTTTTCTATGCCTTAATTGGGGGCAAGAAGGGGCAGAAAATGGGCGAAATAGTCAGATCACAAGCAAATTTCCCGGTAGAAATAGAAGACCTTGCGAAGTATGTCTTGTTCAGCGAGGAAAAGCTGAACGCTGTACGGGCCGAAATCAGGGCGATGCAAAAGCTGGATGTCGCCGAATCGGTGCTGCGCCAGAAGCAGGGTGAAGCGCAGGAGTTAGGCGAAACTGTCCTGTATGCACAGATGCGCATAGGAGAACTGACAGCGGCAATGCCGAAGAAGACGGCTGGACGTCCGCTTAAAAATTCTCCCGACCCTCGGGAGAATTTCCAGTCCAAAGCTGACGCACTTGCGAAGGTTGGTATCAGCAACAAGCGGGCGTCGGAATATGAACGCATGGCCGCAAACCCGGATATAGTTGCGCGGGCGATAGCAGAAGCACGCGACAACGGTGATGTCGTTTCAAGGGCGGCTGTGTTTGATGCGATAAGAACGCAGCGGCGCGAAGAAATGAAACGGGCTGTACAGGAGCGCATTGACAAACATGCGACTGAACAGACTGGCGTCGTTGACATACGAACAACAAATCGAAAATACAATATCATTTACGCAGACCCGCCGTGGCAGTATTGGGAAGGTGGCGACAAAAACCAGTCCCTGCACTACACGACGATGACCATAGATGATATCTGTTCCATTCCTGTAGCGGACATAGCCGATGATGACTGTGCCCTTTTTTTATGGGTGACCTACCCGGTATTGCAAGATGTTTTCCGCGTCATCGAGGCATGGGGGTTCAAGTATTCGACCGCTGCGTTTGTGTGGGTTAAGAAGAACAGGCGACAAGATACACCGTTCATGGGCTGTGGGTCATGGACACGGGCCAATACCGAACTGTGCTTGCTTGCGACCAAGGGAAACGTCATGCGCTTGGATGCAGGCATATCGCAGCTGGTGGAAAGCCCGGTGGAAGAACACAGCAAAAAGCCGGACGTTGTGCGTGACTTGATCACGCGGCTTGTTGGGGAATTGCCACGGGTCGAATTGTTCTGCCGTCATCCGGCAGATGGCTGGGATGTTTGGGGGAATGAAGCATGAGCATTAACGACGTCGGCAAAGAAGGGGAACGGCTGGCGCGGCTTGTGCTTAAGGAAAAGTTCAAAGTCGATGGCATATTTCAGGCTGACTGGATTGTCGAAAAGGACGGGCGCTATTACGTCGTAGAAGTCAAGCATAAGGAAAAGTTCAAGGCCCCGCCGTTTGATGGACATGGCCTCGATATACAGCAGGTCGATGCACGCATGAAGTTCTTCCGCAGGCTCGGCGTGCGCTGCTTGTTTCTCGTGATCGACATGGATAACACTATCTATTGGCAGTGGCTTGATGTGCTTGAGCAGCGCCGAAAGTTCGACACAAAGAATGGCATAAGGGTGTATGATTTAAAGGCATTCAGGTGCCCCGGCAAGATTGCCAAAGCGGGGTAAAATAAAAAGCCCCCGTAGGGGCGTTGTGATTTTCCTTATGCCGCAAAGTAGTCGCTGCAGTACGCGGCGTAGTCGTCGGTGATGGGCTGGCCGTAAGCATCAAGGCTTTTGGCGTACAGGGCGTCGTAGTAGGCGTCCTCGTTCATGGTGGCGGCGATGCAGGTGTTCTTCATGGTTTTCTCCTTTCGCCCGGTCAGCCCCGGGTAGGCGGTCGGTTTGTTTTTCCCTTCGTTCTGGGAATAGTATACCACAAAATCGCGGCAAAGTCAAGTTAAGAGAATGATAACTAAGAGGGCCAGATGGAAATAATCAACAGGGCGACAAAAGACCTTGTGCCGTACAGCATGAACGCGAAGGTTCATCCTGAAGAACAGATCGCGAACGTCGCCAATTCGATACGGCGGTTTGGATGGCAACAGCCCATAGTCGTAGACGACAACAACGTGGTCGTTATAGGCCATTGTCGCTTACTTGCTGCAAAGCGGCTTGGGTTGCGGGAAGTGCCGGTAACGGTTGCCAGCGGGTTGACGGACGAAGAAATCCGCGAGTTGCGAATTGCCGACAACAAGACCAACGAGTCCGCGTGGGATTTTGAGATGCTCGACCGGGATAGGGCGGGCTTGGCGTTTGACGGCTTTGCATTTGATTGGATGCAGGCATCCGATGGTGGTGAAGAACCGCCAGAACCCGAAGCGGTAGAGGACAACTTTGACCCGGACGAAGATGTGCCCGAAGAATCGGACATCAAACTCGGCGATGTGTTCATCCTTGGCAGACACCGCCTGATGTGCGGCGATAGCACCGATTCGGATGATGTCCTTACCCTTATGGGCGGTGAAAAGGTTGACCTGTTTCTGACAGACCCGCCATACAACATAGATTACAAATACAAGCAAGAGAATCTGGCACAGTTTCGGACAAATAAGCGTGTAGCAAATGGAAATGTGGAAATTGCCAATGATGCGATGAGCAATGGTGAGTTTATGGATTTCCTTTTGCATGCTTTTAGTTCTGCGAACAAGGTGATGCGTCCGGGTTGTGCGTTCTATGTTTGGCATGCTGATTTGTATGGTCATATATTCAGGCAAGCGGTCATTGACACGGGATGGAATTTGAAACAGGTACTCATTTGGGTAAAGAATCGTTTTACGTTGTCGCGGCAGGATTACCATTACAGGCATGAGCCGGTGTTGTATGGGTGGAAAGATGGTGCTGCGCATTATTTCATTGACAGTCGGAAAAATGATACTGTGTTTGATGATGCGATAGACATTAAAAAGCTGAGCAAGCAGGAAATGGCTGCTTTGCTTGAGGAAGTATTTTCGGACAAAGTGCCAACGACTGTGCTTTATGAGGATAGGCCATTTTTCAATGACATACATCCAACAATGAAGCCGATAAAGCTGATGGCGCGTTTGGTTGCCAATAGCAGTAAGCTTGGATGGAACGTGCTTGACCTGTTCGGCGGCAGTGGATCAACCATGATGGCGTGTGAGCAGTTGGGACGAAACTGCTATACCATGGAACTTGAACCTTGTTATGTTCAGGCCATAATTCAACGCTGGTATCACTTTACCGGCGAGCAAGTTTACAAGGTGGATAATGGGCAAAGAATACCGTATGAAGTGATATGAAATATAAAACGATTTATGCAGACCCGCCGTGGATGGAAGTTGGTGCTGGAAAGATAAGGCGTGGCGCGGATGCGCATTATCCATTGATGAAAACGGCTGATATCGCACGATTGCCTGTTCGCAATTTGTATGATGCGAACGAAGGATGTCACCTGTATTTGTGGACGACAAATAACTTTCTTCCAGATGCGATTGATGTTGTAAAGGCGTGGGGTTTTCAGTATGTTACGATAATTACTTGGATGAAAAACAAGATTGGACTTGGCCAGTATTATCGTGGTATTACTGAACATTGCATATTTGCACGTGCTGGTGTTTTGCCTTACAAGGTGATAGATGGAAAGCGTGTTCAAGGTGTAACAGGATTTACTGAAGATAAATCAATACACAGCAAGAAGCCTGAAAAAATGCGGCAGATGATTGAATTGGTCAGTTATGCGCCGCGTGTTGAATTGTTTGCCCGCGAATACAATAATGGCTGGGACGTATGGGGTAATGAAGTGCATGGCATTACGTTTTAAGCCTCAGAAATGACCTGTAATGGCTTGTGATGCTTTGAGAATAAATGGTTGCCCCACAGCTCAAAGCGGCGTGTGGGGCATTTCTGGGGCGCTGGCGCGATTTACGCGGCGTACAGCACGGTGTGGGTTTGCAGGTCGACAACCTCGACCACTGACGGGTCGTAGGCGATGCTCAACGGGTCGTCCAGAATCTCCTCGTAGTAGGTCTTGGTGGTGCCGTCATAGAAGGTGACGAGAATGCGCTTGTCCATGGGGTGTACTCCTTTCGATAGATGTTTTCCGCGCCTGGCGGTCGGTCGGTTTAGATGTTCAGGTTTGCGATCTCTTCCTCGCTGGCTTCGTTGGCAAGCCAGTTAAGAAAGTGCGCGTGCAGCGCGTCGCGTTCGCGAACCCACTGGTCGAAAAGATCTTCGAGGGTGAAGCGCTGGCAGTCGCGAACCGTGAAGGACTGGGTGTCGCCGTCCTCCTCCCAGCTGACGTAAAGGTCGTAGGAATTGCTGCGATCCGGGTCATTGCGGTCAAAGTCGCAATCCACTTCGGTGCTGATCCCAAGCCCATCGAGGTGTTCGGCAATCGCGGTGGCAAGATCGAATTCGTAATTCATGGTGGTCTCCTTCCTGCCCGTTTGGGCGGTCGCGGTGTTCTTTGTTCTGGGAATAGAATACCACAAAAGTGTAGTAATGTCAAGTTAAGACTTTGATAAGTTAACGACAAAACGGCATGATAAGTTCAAGCTAAATAAGGGTATTCCGATTGACTTTACTTCAAAAATGCAGTAAAATATAATTGCATACAGAAAAAAGTAGGAGGTAATGATATGGCAGAAGCGAAGAAAACAACAACGAAGCAAAAGCGACCGGCGCACAGTGGGTTTGAGGCTCCCGTGTATGGCGTTGTTGACAATACGCCCGCAAAATATTTGCCGAACGGGAACATTAATCCAGAATGGAAGAAGCAGCAGGGGAAGAAGAAGTAATATAAAACAACGTAGAAAAAGACAGGGAAATACCCTGTCTTTTTTGTTGCATTGGAGCGTGATCTTATGGGACGTGGCCCAAGCGGAAAATATCCCGGATATCGGCCTCCCTCAGAGCGTAGGCGGGAGCGGGAGCGTAGAATGATAGAGCGTATGCGGGAGCGGGAGCGTAGAATGATTAATTCTGCGTCGTCGGAACGGGTTGCGACATTTGAAACTCGTGCATTCCTTGATCCTGTAATAAACGACGGTTGGGAATATGGTGGGTCTGGCCGTGAGACGGTCGATTTTTTTCGCCAAAATTCCAACTATGATGAATTGATTACTGGTATGACCCCGGAGCAAAGAAGCGATTTCCAGCGGTGGACAAATGGAGCCTTTATGGGTGGGCAGCAATATATAGGGTTTGACAACATGACTGCCGAGGATCAGCAGGCAACAAGAAATTTCGATGCTGTCTTGGATAGGGCAACATTGGATAAAGGTATTACGGTTCGCAGGCTTGCTACATCTGAATTGATATTGGGGCGTGGCAATAAGAGGCCGACGTTGGAACAATTACAAGGGATGAAGGGGCAGACCGTTGTTTCAAAGGGAAATATGAGTACCGGCGCTGGTGCTCGTGGACTTACTATTGGATATTCTGGAAGAAATAAGACTGTAGACTACGTTATGAAGTTCCCCGCTGGCTCCAAGGGGGCAGGCATGTGGATAGGCGATGATCGCATTCACGGTTGGGGCGTGCGGCAGCGAGAATTTATGACGAATCGCGACATAAAATTCGTAGTTGGCAACACGAGATACAACAGGAGAACAGATAAGTATGAGGTCGAGTTGATTTACGCCGGACGCAATGAGCATGATTATGGCAGGCGCGGCAGATAGCATCAAATGTGATGGCGAAATGCAATAGCGCAACGTCAAAGAAGAAGTAGCGCAACAGTTATAAAATCAGCGGCAGCAATGCCGTTGTTTTTATATATTCTGAAAGGTGGTGAACTGTATGCCAGTCAGGCGTAGGATTGATCAGCTTACAGGCGTAAGCCGTGCCCGGACGCGGGCGGCGCGTAGTACCAATACTGGTGCTGCGACTGTGCGTACCTTGCAGGGAGCCGTTAATGCGCGATATGTGCAGGGCAACACACGTGGTGCTCCTGTTTTCAGCCGCAGGACGGGTGCACAAATCGGTTCCATGGTCAAGAACGCCGGTTAAAACCACTGCCAGACAGGTGAAATACCCTGTCTGGCTATCAGAATAAAGGGACATAAAATGGACAGCAGCAGATTCGATCCGATACGAACGATGGCCAAGATGACGGATGAGGTCATCGTAGGCTTTTCGGGCGGTAAAGAATCCATAGTCGTCCTCGACCTGTGTATGAAGCACTTCAAACGGGTTGTGCCGTTTTTTATGTATTACATACCGGGTATTTCGTTTCAGGAAAGGCAACTGCGGTGGTATGAGGATAAGTACGGGATAGAAATCGTCCGGCTTCCACATTTTGAGTTGTCAAACCTTATGCGATATGGCACATTCAGGAACGAGGATCTGACGGTGCCGATCATCAGCATAAATGAAATATACCAGTGGATGCGCGACACATACGGCATCTGGTGGATTGCAGCCGGGGAGCGAAGCGCGGACTCGGTGATTCGTGGCGCAATGATAAAGCATTCGGGCAGCATAGACCCAAAGCGTGGTCGGTTCTTCCCGGTGGCATGGTGGACAAAGCAGGAAGTACTTGATTATATAAAAGTCAAACGGCTGTATCGCGGGATAGATTCGCGGGTGCTTGGTTCGTCGTTTACGGGCGTCGATACAAAGTCGTTTTTATTTTTGAAAGAACACTTCCCAACGGACTATCAACGGACGCTGCAGCTTTTCCCGCTTGCTGAAGGGGCAGTAGCAAGGTACAAGGTATATGGCAAAGTCTAAATACGAGAACTTTGAGTTCAGGACGATCTCGCGGTCGCAGATCAAGAACGCCGAATATAATCCCCGCTTCATGGGCGAAAAGGAAAAGAAGCGGTTGCGGGCGGCCATCAAGGAAAACGGCCTTGTGTCTGCTTTGACTTGGAACCAGCGCACGGGGAACCTTGTCGGCGGGCATCAAAGGCTTTCTCAGCTTGACGCGCTGGAAAAGAATGGCGACTATGACCTCACAGTGTGCGTGATTGACGTAGATGAACGGCAGGAGGCCAAGCTGAATGTTCAGCTGAACAACCCGTCAATGCAGGGCGAGTGGGACGTAGACAAGCTGTTCGAGATGACGCAAGAGTTTGACTTGTCTATGGACGACATGGGTTTTTCCGCAACAGATGCCGCCTACCTGTTCGATGGTGATGAAAAGTTTGTTGACTTGTTTGAAACGCCAGAAGCGACCACGGAGAAGGAAAAGCTAAAGCAGATAAAGCAAGGGCGCAAAGAAGCAGCCAAAAAATACGAAAACGACCAACGAGCCGATTTCATGCTCATGGTCGTTTTCAAGGATGCCGCTGAACGTGCGGACTTCATGCGGCGTATTCACGTTCCGAACTATGAACAGTACGTCACAGTAGATCAGGTGAACAGGTTATTGGAATAAGGTACTTCTCGTCGTATTCCTTTGCGAATTTGGCAAACTCCTCGTCGGATAGTGCCATCTTTTCCTCGTCCATGACGTACTTGATGAGGGAATCGTCAACGTCGAACATGCCCATTTTGCCTCGAACAGGGAACGGATATACCGGCTGCCTGTCCTCAAAGTGCCAAGCATAGGTAGGCACATCCGGCATTACATCAAGGCAGGCTGCCTGTAGGTGGGTTTCGGTAAATGGTTCGATGTCGGTCAGCTTTACGGTGAAATAGGCATAGCCGCAAATAAATCCCGGTGTGGGGCGCTTTGCGGCGCAGATAAGCAGTTCCCCGCGATAGTTTGTCTTCCATGTTCTACATTCGATGGTTTTGTCGCCGTTGTAAATGTCGGAACAGTATTCGGGATAGATTGTGATTGCTTTCATAGGTATAACCTCCTTCGGGTTTATTGTAGCATAATTGGCATATAAAGTAAACCCACAGTCAGTGCTGCGGGATATACACCGGGTATGTGCCGTACAGTGCCTTAAAGGCTTCCACGTATGGGTGCCAGTTGCCTGTTTTGCATAAGATTGTCCACGCAGCCTGCAAGGCTGCTTTTTTGTTGGTGATGCGTTTCATAGTGGTCTCCTTTCTGCCCGGTTTGGGCGGTAGGTTTATGCGAACCTCTCGCAGAGTGCGATCAGGCGGTCTGGCTTTCCAAGCACCATGGTGCGGGCCGTCTTGCGGTCGATAAGGCCCCGGCTGACCTTTACGATGGTATCGGTCAGGGTTGCGCACAGGGCGCTGGCGGCCTCGTAGGCCCGGTCGCTGGCAGCCTCGTCGGTGTCGAACAGGCGCTCGCTTTCGTCGTACAGGCGAAGCATCTTCTCGATAGCGGCCTTCATTTCGCGGGTGGTTTTCATTGCGGTGACCTCCTTGCTTTTGATGGTATAAGTATACCACAAAAGCGCGGCAATGTCAAGCTAAGTCTTTGATAAGCGAGGTAAAGATGGTAGTAGAAAATATGCCGGTCAGTGCCTTGGTGCGGTACAACAACAACGCGAAAGAACACACGCCGGAACAGATCGCCGGGATAGCGAAAAGCATCAAGGAATTTGGCTTCAGGCAGCCCATAGCGGTAGACCGGGATAACGTGATTGTTATCGGCCACGGTAGGCTTCTGGCGGCAAAAGAACTTGGCTTGAAGGAAGTACCGGTGACGGTGATAGATGACCTGACCGATGATGAAATAAATGCCCTGCGTCTGGTGGACAACCGGCTCAATGAGAGTGCCTGGGACTTTTCCGCGCTCGAAGCAGAACTCATGTCTATCGACAGTATCGATATGACAGATTTTGGTTTTGAACCGATCAGCGAAGAAGAAGTCGAAAACGTTGCCAGACAACCAGAAACGCCCCAAGAACGGGCTTGGCGCGAACGGGTAGAAGAATACACGCCCATACTCAACCGCCCGGAATATAACACGCCAGCGCCCCCACGCGAAGCCCCGGATGCATGGCGTGCCGGGAACACAGCCCACGTGGAATACACGCGGCAGATGCCTCTACAGGCAACTGCAGATTACAGGGACACCGGGCACACGGATGTGCAGGGTCGAACGGTGGTGGGGGAACAAAGCCTGATAGAAGCCGAACCTGAACGGATCTACCGGTATACCTGCCCACGGTGCAAGCACCGGTTTAATTAGGGCAAAAGAAAAAGCCCCCGGGCGGGGGCGGCAGGTCGGGTGGGCTTAGATTGCCCGCGCCCGTTTGCCCGTCCGGGTTGAAAACCATACGCGCTGGGCCTTGTTGGCTTCCCAGAATTTCACCCGTGCGATTCTGGCGGCCTCGTCGAACATCGGCACATCCACGACGTCAAGTTCGGGGTCGTCCGGGTTCATGTAGATGGCCTTTCCGTAACGCGGCAGCTTTTCACAGCCAGCCTGACCGATGATGTTCCGTGAATCTTGTGCCGACCGGGTGCGCAGCGCCACGCGGGCGTCGATGTTGCACTTGATGCTGGTGTCGATCACGCTGGCCAGCGGGCACTGGGTGGCGGCCACGAGGTGAACTTTGGCGGCCCGACCGATTTGGGCGATTCGCTGAAGCAGCGGGCTGGCCTGCTTTTTCATGGTGGTCATCAGGTCGGCCAGTTCGTCGATTACCACGTAGATGTCGCTGCCGTCGTACTTTTTGATGCGGCGCTTTTGCATTTCGGTGAAGCGGGCTTCGATGATCCTCACGGTCATGCGCAGCGCGGTCAGGGTTTCGAAAGCGTCGGTCGCGTAGGCGATGGTATGCGGCAGGTCACGGTAGTCAACCAGTTCGACGCGCTTCGGGTCGATCAGCACAAACTGTACGTCAGCGGGCGAACCATTCAGGGCGGTGGCAATCATGCCGTTGATGACAACCGACTTGCCCGAACCGGTAGCACCGGCGATCAGCAGGTGGGTCTGGCCCAGCAGGTTCTCGTAGAATTTTTCGGTCTTCATAGTGGCAACCCCCTTGTTTTTTTCTAAGAAAATTATACCACAAAAGCGCGGCAAAGTCCACTAAGAACAGATGTTGATCGACTAACAAACAAAGTCTTGCTCGTCACACTTCTGCAACAAAATCGGCGCAGCCGGATGGCATGCCATGGGCGGCAACCGAACCAAGAAATGGGATAAGGAATGAACATAGAAAACATCAGCCCGGATAGGGTGACGCTGTATGCGCAGAACGCGAAGTACCACCCAAAAGCGCAGGTAGATCAGATAGCCGAAAGCATCAGACGATTCGGATTCAGGCAACCGGTGGTGGTAGACAAAGACAACGTGGTGGTTATAGGGCACGGGCGGGTCTTGGCAGCGCGGCAGCTTGGGATGGAAACGATTCCGTGCGAACGTGCGGAGGATTTGACCTCGGAACAGATCAAGGCGCTCCGGTTGGCTGACAACCGCTTGAACGAAAGTAAGTGGAAGGATAGGGCGTTGAGGTTTGAACTGCTGGAACTTTCGCCAAGCATAGACCTGTCCGGGTTTGGTTTTGAAATGCCGGTAGCCAGTGCCTCGGATGAAGCACCGTGGAATGATACGACGGACTACGGGCAAGGGGCGACAGAATACAGTCCGGAGGATTTCAGTGATGAACGATTCGAGTGCCAATGCCCGGAATGCGGGTTCAGGTTCAACCCTTGACGTTGCTAAAAACGAATTGTCAACCCATAAATTCCCGTGGAAGTGGTGGCTGAAAGACTTGGATGCCGTACCTAAGAATGGTAAGACTGTGTTTAGTTGCTTCTCCTGTGGTGGCGGCTCGTCTATGGGCTATAAGCTGGCGGGATACACTGTAATCGGGAACTGCGAGATTGACCCGCGTGTGGCAAAAGTGTATGAAGCCAATCTGCACCCGAAGTACCCGTACTTGATGGATGTGCGCGACTTCCTGAAAATTCCTGACACTGAGCTCCCGCGTGAACTGTTCAGCCTTGACGTGCTGGATGGTTCGCCACCGTGTTCTGTGTATAGCACTGCTGGCAACCGTGAGGATGCGTGGGGCAAGGAAAAGGTGTTCAAGGAAGGCCAGGTGGCTCAGCGGCTGGATGACCTGTTCTTTTACTTCATACAGATTGCGGCAAAGCTCAAGCCAAAAGTCGTGATCGCCGAAAATGTATCAGGATTGCTTAAAGGCAATGCCAAAGGATACGTAAACGAAATCTTCAAGGCGTTTGATGAAGCAGGGTACAAAACGCAACTGTTCCTGTTGGATGCCAAGTTTATGGGCGTTCCACAGTCCAGGCAAAGGTGCTTCTTTATTGCCCGGAGGAAAGACCTTGATCTTCAGGCTGTCAACCTGAGTTTCAACGAAAAGCCGATATTGTTCGGCGAAGTGCGAAGTGCGGATGGGCTGGAATTGCGTGATGGTAAAGTCAAGCGATATCTTAAGTACATGAAGCCAACGGATAGATGCGTTGCTGACATACTTGAGCGTGAGGTTGGAGAATCATGGATGTATACAAGCCCAATCTATCAAGATCATTATGTGGCTTCAACGATGACAGCTGCCTGTAATGGGTATCGTGGAACAGATGGCAAACGTTTATCAAAACAAGATATTGCAAGTGTTCAATCTTTTCCGCAGGATTATGATTTTTGTGATCAACAGGCTGGATACATCTGCGGGATGAGCGTTCCCCCGGTGATGATGGCACAGGTGGCAAGCGCGGTCTATGATCAGATTCTCAAGGGCGCGTAGACGGCCATAAACGGGCCTGTAAGACGGGCAGCATGTAGGCGGCAACCCCACAATGGCAAAAGAAAAAGCCCCGTGTGGGGCGGCTTTGTGGGCTTATGCCCAATCGGCGAAGTCGGGGTCTGCGTACCTGGCAAGGTCGACGTCGCCGGTGGTGGTCTCGTAAACGAACTTCTTGTAGGGAACCTTCAGGGCGTTGTACAGGTTTGCGGCAGCGGCGCGACCGATCGCGGTGTTCAGGAACTTCTCGATGCCCTCGGTGCCATCGGCGTTGTCCCAAATCAGCCAGAAAACATAGGTGGGAATAGTAGCGATGATCTCCTCGATGTTCAGCATGGTGGTAACCTCCTAAGATTTGTTTGGGCTTTGCCCTTCAACCAAGAACATAATACCACAAAATAGTATCAAAGTCAAGTGTGGTTTGTGCTAAGTTTCAAAAAGACTTCAGAAGTCACAGAACGTCCCATGATGGCCCGTAGTATAGCGAATGGCAATGGCGGCAATTTGTAGTGCAAAAAGAAAAGGCCCCCGTAGGGGCTTGAGCGTTGCCGGTGCAATTATGCGTACCAGCTATCATAAACCTTCATGGTGTCGCTGTTGCACTTGTAGGCGTTGGCATAGCTGCTGAGTTTGAACTGAATGCAGCCGCTGTCAGCCGACAGGCGCTTCAAATCGCCCTTTTCTTGATCCTTGATAAAGACTGAGAAAGAATCAGGGGCAAGCAGCTTTCCGTGGGTGTTGGTTTCAAACACGCGGTTTTCGGCCATGGGGCCGACGCCCTCGGTGTTGATGCAAACCGGGTTGACTTCGCGAACCCTTACAGACTGTTCGCCGACCAGCTCAATGACCTGAAAGAAGTCGTTGTTGGTCTGATCGTAACCCCAAGAGGCGTGGAACAGATCTCCGACCTTGACGCCGAACTTGTTCACCTTGACGGTGGGCTTCGTGGCGGGCTTGCCGTCGATGGCGGCGCGGGCTTCTTCCTCGGTGCTGTAGCCGTACCAAAGCTTCTTGACGCCGTGCCAACGGAACTTGAGCGCCTTAAGGGCATCACGCACGGTCTGGGAGGGCTTGCCGTCGAAGGTGATCTCGATGCTGTTGAAGGCGGCGTTGCGGGTGATGGTGTACGTCATGGTGGTGTCTCCTTTCTTGCCCTCGCGGGCGGTCGCGGTGGTGTGTTTCCCTTGAACTGAGAAAATGATACCACAAAAAAGTAGCAAAGTCAATACCTTTTAGTGCTAAATAATGACTAAGTGCAATAGGTGCCAAAATGTATCTTGAAACAAGGCATATAAATGAAATACACCCGTACCCGGGCAACCCACGTATAAATAAAGACGCGGTTCGGCCCGTGATGGAAAGTATCCAAAAGGATGGGTACAGGGCGCGAATCATGGTCGATAAGAACGGGATGATCATCGCAGGGCATACCCGATTTGCGGCGATCAAGAGGCTCGGATGGAAGGAAGTCGAAGTATGGGTCGCAGACGATATGACCGACGAACAGATACGGGATTATCGCATTCGCGACAACTACACGGCAGAATTTGCTACGTGGGATTTCGACTTGCTGGAACAGGAAATACAGGGCCTGGACTTCGATATGTCCGACTTCGGCATAGACGATTCCGGGAATGGCGACGACTATGACGACTATGACGACTACGACGACGCGACGGATGAAGACGAAGTATCGCGGTTGACGCACAATGTGTTTGAGAACTTCGAACGTGATTTCATACCGTATTACACGGGCAAGTACGACATACCGATCATGCGTGCTACGCAGACAACTGGTCAAAAGTTTTTGCGGTTTTGCGACTGGCGGCAGATTGAGGATCACGGAAACTACATAGCCCACTTCTACTACGACGATTTCAAGTTCATTAACGCATGGCGTGACCCGGAGTGCTATGTAGAACGTCTGCGGCAGTTCAAGGGTGTAGTCGCTCCAGACTTCAGTCTCTACACAGATTTTCCGCGCGTTCTGCAGATTCTCTCCTGCTACCGGCGACAGTGGCTTGGCGCATACTGGCAAAGCATCGGAATCGATGTAATACCAGACGTGGTCTGGGGGGATGAAAAGTCCTACGAGTTTTGTTTCGATGGGCTGCCAAAGCACAGTGTGGTTGCTGTGTCCAGCGTTGGGGTAAAGTCCGACAGCGACTGGAGTGGTAAGAACGGATTGTGGGCAAAGGGCTACAATGAAATGCTGCGGCGGCTGGAACCTACGGCTGTTCTTTACTATGGCGACAGGATGGACGGCATGCAGGGCAATGTCATCCAGATACCGTCCTTCTATGCTGAACGTCGGGAGATCTTGAACGAAAAGCGGCGGCGAGGCAAGGGAATAGGTGCGTGACGGCCTGTATGCCCCGTGTATGGGCCTGTTTGCGTTTAGCAATAAAACCCTGAAGACAAAAAGAAAAGCCCCCAGCAGGGGGCTTTGTGGCGGTTACAGCAGGGCCAGTGCGTCATAATCCAGCATGGCTTCAACGCGTGTGCGCAGGTCGGCAAAGATTTTGGCGAAGTCCAGACCACGGTGGGTGGGGCTGGGGTTGCGGTAGCAATCGCGCATGTAGATGATCTCATCGACAACCTCGCAGATTTCGTCGTGGGTGACGTCCGGGCGGCGGGCTTCGATAACCTCGGCGGGGTTGCAGGCGACCAGAATAGCAAAGCGGGTATCAGACATTGGGGTGACCTCCTTTCGTTCTGGGAATAGCTTACCACAAAAGCGCGGCTAAGTCAAGTGTAGTTTGTGCTAAATGAACGGCGAAAACAACCGGCGTTTGAATGCCGCCCAATAGCCCCGGCAATAGGCGGCGTCAAAAAGCAATGGCGCGTCTGACGGGCTGTAGGGCACTTGTGACGGGCGCAGCATAAAGCGGCGACAGAATATAAGGCAAAAAGAAAAGCCCCCAAGCGGGGGCGGTTAGCGCGGCAGGCAGTGGGTGTACACCAAGTTCACGGTGCGGTAAAGCAACTCGTTGTCGGCAGCGGTGATTTTTTCCAACCGGAACGCGCGGTCGATATCGGCGCAAATGGCGTTAATTTCGGAATCAGATGCGGCGTCCAGAATGCGGGCGAGCAGGGTCTTGAAAGTCTTCATGGGGTCAACCTCCTTTCGTTCTGGGAACAGTTTACAACAAAAGCGTATCAATGTCAAGTGTAGATTGTGCTAAATCGGGGGCAAGCATGGCAAGCGAAAACATGAACAGGTGGGCGGCGACCTTCGACCCGGACAAGGTTCAGTTGTACCCGCTGGAACGGTGTGCGGTGTACCTCTTTCAGACGAAGGATGTGATACACAGCGGCCCGGGCGGGAACGAGGACATGCACGGACGGCTGCCGATTTATCACGTATGGGCAAATGACAAGGAAATATACTGCGGACAGAACATGACAATAGCGTATGTTGAGTACCGACGCGCCCTACAGGATGGGCTGAACGATTCGATGACATGAAAATCATAAAACATGGCGACCTAAAGCGGCTTGACACGGTGCGGCGGTTTACGTGCAGTGCGTGCGGGTGTGTTTGGGATGCGAACAAGAACGAATACAGGGTCGAATTTGGCCTGAATGAATCAGTAACCGTGTGCGAATGCCCGACTTGCGGACTATCGGCCTATGATGGCAGGAGAATAGTGAAGGAATGAACAAGTACATAGCGCATTTCAAAACTGTCTGCAAACACAAAGCTGTTGTTTTCCGCGAGTGCCGTGCCTGCGGTCTCTTTTGGCAGGGCCTCACGCATGACTTGACCAAGTTCAGCCCGGTGGAGTTCGGCCCGTCTGCCCGGTACTTTCAGGGCGACAAAAGTCCGATTGAAGCGCAAAAAGCGGCAATCGGATATTCCCCGGCTTGGCTGCACCACAAGGGACACAACCCGCACCATTGGGAGTATTGGACTGACTACGGGCAAAACGGCGAAGTGATCGTAACTGAAATCCCGTATAAGTACGTCGTTGAAATGGTCTGCGATTGGATAGGCGCAGGAATGGTCTACAGCAAGGGCGCTTGGAAACAGTCTGACCCGTTCGACTACTACAACAGGGTAAGATGCGGTCGGCACTTCCACCCAAGGACGGAAATGCTCATAATCAGTTTCTTAAAGTGCATCCGTGACAACGGCCTCGATGAGTTCCACAGGATGGTACGCGGAGAAACAGATTATCCGTCGTAACAAGCATAAGTTATATACAGAATTGGTAGGTAATAAAAGCGGGGGCAAATAGGGACAGGGAGGTGATCCACCATTGGCAAGAAGAAGCCGGACTGGAACGCGATCAAGGCTGAGTACATAGGCGGGGACATAAGCCAAGCAAATATCGCCAAAAAGTACAAGATACCTTATGCGACACTGCGTGACAGGGCACAAAGGGAAAACTGGACAGATGCCCGCGACAAGGCGCGGCAAAAAGGCGTTGAAAAAGCGGCACAACAAGCAGCAAAGAAGACAGCGGACGCTGCCGCAAAGAACGCGGTCAAGCTGGAAAAGGCCCGTGAATTACTGATTGACCATATACTGCGGCAGATAGAAAGCATGCCGAAGAATGGTGGAACGCATACCCGGCAAAGTCAGACCGACAAGCAAACGGGCAAAATGATGTCCGTTGATTACGATTTGGCAGCGCTGATAAATGCGCTTGAAAAGTTGTCCACAGGTACAACGGCAGATACCGAACGGCAAAAGCGATACCTCGAGGAAAACAACACGGTCATGGCAAGCTATGCCGATTTGTTCTCGCGCCCCGCAAGGCGGCGTACAATAGAACAGATTGAAGCGGGTGACAACAATGTATAAGATTGACTATGCCCCGCTGACCGAAAACCAGATAGAATACATACAGCGCAGCAAAAATGCGTGGTTGAGTGTAGCCGAAGGGGGCAAGCGTGCAGGCAAAAACCTGATCAACCTATTGGCGTGGGCGGGATGCATCGAAAAACATCCAGACAAGCTGCACCTCGCTGCGGGCGTTACGATAGCGCAAGCCAAGATGAATATCCTTGACAGCAATGGGTTCGGTTTGCGTTACATGTTCGACGGACGTTCGAGGGTCGGCAAGTACAACGACAAAGAAGCGATCTACATAGATTGCAACGGGATAGAAAAGGTCGTAATCTTCGCGGGTGGCGCAAAGGTCAGCGACCCGGCGATGATTAAAGGAAATTCGTTCGGAAGTGCGTACATCACTGAGGTCAATGAATGTCACCCGGATTTCATGCAGGAAGTATTGGCCAGAACGCTCGCCAGCAGCGACCGTAAAATTTTTTTCGACCTAAACCCGAAACCGCCCCGACACTGGTTCTACACCGATTTTCTGGACTTTCAAATGGAACAGTACAAGAACGGTGTAAACCCGCGTTTTAATTACGGACACTTCACGATACTCGACAATATGTCGCTTTCAGACGCCCAGCTGCGCGAAGTCCTGTCAACCTACAACAAGGGCAGTATCTGGTACAAGGCAGATATCCTTGGCCTGAGAACTTCCGCGAGCGGGCGAATCTACACATCGTACAACTACGACGACACTGCGGTGACGCCCGAAGAAATCAGGCACATGGACTTCGCCGAACTGACGGTCGGCGTTGACGTTGGTGGCACGGACGCAACGGCAGCAACCCTTACGGGCCTGACAAAGGGCTACGACAAGGTAGTGCACATTGATGGCATGTACCACAAGCAGGGCATCGATAACAAGATGACCGAAGAAAAGTACGCGCGGATGATCGTGGACTGGCTGCAACCGTGGGTAAAAATTTACCCTCAAATCGGCACGATTTATGCTGATTCGGCAAACAAGCTTTTCAGGGCGGCGCTGAAAGATGAACTTGTGCGGCGTGGGATGTCACGGTTTTCGGTTCTTGCGTTCGATAAGTCGGACGGCATTTTGCAGCGCATAGAATTGACCGAAATGCTGCTGAATCAAGGGCGATACAAAATAAACAAGAACATGGCTGAATGGCATCAGGCGTATCAGGATGCGGTGTGGTCAGACAAGGAATGGGAAAAGGGCGAATGGGTGCGCGTGGATGACGGCTCGTACCCGGTAGACTGCCTTGATTCATCGGAATACAGTGTGTACCCGTTGCAGCGGTTCCTGATGAAGTAGGCGTCCCCGTGACGGCCCCGGCGCTGCCGAAGGGGGAACTGGCAAATGTAGGCTGCAAACGGCCTAAAACGGCCCATAAAGGGCAAAAGAAAATCCCCCGTTTGGGGGCGGGGGCTCCGGCTTACAGCCTGGGTCGAACCCCGTAGACCGACTTGTACAGGTCGCTGTAGACCTCCCAGTCGCGCGGGTCGTTAGACTCGCGGGCGATAGCCAGCGCCTCGTTGACCTGATCCTCCCAGAACTTGGCGTCGAGAATGGCGGCAAGGGCCTCGTCCATGGCCTCGGCCATCGCCATATCGGCGGCCTCGTCCTCGGCCATCGCCATGGCGATCTCGGCGTCGCTCACGGTGATTTCGTCGTAGTAGGCGTCCATGGCGGCAGCGGTGGTGGTGGCGAAACGGGCGGCATTCTTCATGGTCATCGTCATTGTTTTCTCCTTCTCCCCGGCTTGTGCCCCGGGGTGGCGGTAGGTGGTAGGGGGTTTCCCCTTCAGACAATACAAGTTTACCACAAAAGCGCGGTAAACACAACTAAGAAACTGATAACAAGATGTGTCAAAGTTGTGTCGGTTGAGGCACAGACTGGTGCGCGGGTGCGATTGGGCGCACGGATGCGCGTAGACGGCCAGAAACGGCCCTGTCGCGGGCGCAAGCCCAACAGCAGTATCATTGCAAGGCCAGACACAAACCCCGCCAGACAGGCGCGTGCGCGCCGTGGTGCGCTTCGGATGGCCGACCATAGGGGGGGG